ATACCCCTTGTCCATCAGTAATTAGCACCTGATCAGCAGTACCGTCTGCAATGGGAAAACGCATTCCATTTAGAAATAAATAGAGATCTGGTTCTATAGATAACGATTGACCCGGTTCGGTTGCAATGACCGGGTCACCGGTTGTCCCTAGCTTAACATTACCGGTGCTAGAAGGAGTTAACGCAATATCTCCGTTGAGAGAAATAGCGGAGTCACCGGTAACAGAGATAATAGAATTATTTATAAAAGAGATATCGTCAAAGACAAGATTTCGCCACGACGATGGTTCGGTGCCCTTAAATCTTAGCGATCCCATTAAGGTATCAAACCAAAAATCTCCCTGAGGAACTGTGGTTGGATCTACGGAAGTACCCTGATGTAACGTAGTACCGCGTTTACCTATCTTAAAGGAGGTCGCAGATGTACCTTTTGCATTTATTGTGACTGTCAATTACCTCTCCTATGTCAGGCAATGTGCCTGTCTAACTTTCGTTAGTCATGGGTTATTACTATTGTGTATTTATCTAATCAGTTGTATATCTTAAATTATACCGATTACGTAATAGTACCTTATTAGATAAATATAAGATATAAGAGGAGACTTGTGTGCCTAGACTATCGCTTTGGAACCCTAATAAAGGTAAAGATTATGATTTTGCAGATCGGGCTTCGGCTGAAAACTTGCACATCGGTGGAGTCGGCATATTAGTCCACAAATATATCGGCAGTGGCGACAGTGAAGATCCTGCTAAAATACAAGATGTATTATTCTTAGAGAATAGAGACAGAAGATACGACGACACCCTGTATGAACTACGGGCCCATTATACTCCGGAGGATGTAGAATACGACTTATCACAATTCGGCATATTCTTATCTAACGATACAATACGTTTCACGTTTCATTATAACGAAATGATGCGATTCTTAGGAAGAAAACTTATGAGTGGCGACGTAATAGAAATGCCTAATCAGAGAGACACAACGCTCGACGGTACTGCAATAAATGCATATTACGTGGTACAAGATTCATTGTATGCTGCTCCTGGGTACTCTGTTACGTGGAGGCCCCATCTTTGGAAAGTAAGAGCGAAACAAATGCCAGCTAGCAGCGAATATCAAGACGTACTTGACAAAGCAGCAACAGGCGATAGTGCCGGTGGAGAAGGCGACGGCACCGGGCTGATGGCGCCGGGTTATAGCGACAATGTTACCGCGGACGGCGACATAGGGTTCGGTTGCAACCATGCAATCACCGATGCGTTAGACAGGTATTGCGAAATATTAGGAATCACCGATCAAAATGTTGCTGAAGCAGCCCAGAATGTATTTTACGATCCAAAGTTCTTTGAATCGGCAAATCTCTGGGTTACTATGAGTCCAGAAGGTTATCCGCTTATAGAATATTGGGCTAGTGGCGACGGGATTCCGCCGAACGGACAACCGTTAGCAGGGATCGGCGTTACATTTCCACCGGATATGAAAGACGGGGAATATTATCTCCGAGTAGATTATACCCCAGATAGATTATTCCAAAAACAAGGAAATGTTTTTAAACGAATAGAAGACGATCTACGCAGATGGTGGACGCCTACTAATGTGCCGCTTGACGGGTATATTAACAACAACAATATGTCCACACTCGACGACGGAACGGTTATTAGGGAAAAGACCCCGATAAGCAAGGCAGTGTCGGCTAAAACAGATATATACGCCGCTGATAAAGCTGCTCAAACTAAAGCAGAAGAAAAAAGACAAAGAATTGCAAAAAGATTAGACGGGGCACAGTGAGTAAAGAAAATAAAAGATTAAAGTCAATTAACGGAGGCAGTTAGTTATGGATTTTTTTACGATAACCAGGTAAGACGGTACCTGGTACAGTTTATGAGGATCTTTTCAAACTACAGCATACAGTCGGGTCCTAACGAAAACGGCACAGTAGTACAATCTCGTGTGCCTATCATATACGGCAACATGTCGTGGATGGCAGCACAAATTTTAAAAGGAGGAAGTCAAAACACTTCTCTTCCATCGCCCATGATGTCGGCGTGGATCGTTGAAATGAAAATAGCACCTGATCGCAGGCAAGATCCTGCATTTGAAAGCACCGTTAACGCAATAGAGCGAAATGTAGTAGGAAACGATTACGGAAAGCAAGTAGGAAACAGATACACAATCAACAGATACATGCCTGTGCCTTATGATTTAACAATGCAGTTAGATATCTGGACAACAACAACGACTACTAAATTGCAAATATTAGAACAAATTTTAACCATTTTTAACCCATCTATACAACTACAACAAAACGCTAACAAGTTAGATTGGACTTCTATATTTGAGGTGGAGTTAACGCAGGTTACTTGGTCTAACACCGGGGTTCCGCCGGGACCGGATCAGCCTCGCGAAGTTGCATCGTTGCAATTTAGAGTACCTATCTGGATTAATCCTCCTGCAAAAGTAAAAAGAATTAAGCTAATTGAAGAAATTGTAGTAAATATAAACTCAGTAAAAGATATCCAAGACGCCGAAATAGAAAGGCTTTTAGACCCGGCGGTAATAATGCATTCACCGCCTACACAATTAATTGTTACACCAGGTATGCACCGTATTGCTGTAGGCATAGATGGTTTAGAAAAAAATGAAGTAATGTTGTTAACAAAATATGGTAATAAAGACCCTAATCTATCGTGGAAAAGTTTATTTGAAGAATACGGAAACATGGAATTAAATGAAACTATTTTAAGATTGAAATTAGATCCCGATATAGAAGTTTTTGATAACGATGTATTGGGGGTAATATCTGTAGATCCTGCACTACCACAAAACATCGCCCGATTTGAAGTTGACATAGATACCCTTCCTAGTACTATCAGCAGCGGTCCGGTAAACGACATTATTAATCCGGGAAAAGTGTTCCCTGGGAGGGGGTTGCCGCAGGCTGCTGCTGGTCAAAGATACTTGCTTGTAAGTAATCTCACAAATGGAGAGGAACCGGCTATCCCAGTTAACACCGGTAGAAATCCTTGGGGAACAATCACAGCATACGAAAACGATATAATTGAATACACCGGTACAGAGTGGTTCGTAAGTTTTGATAGTACCACCGAAAATAAAAATCAGTATGTAATAAATTTACGCACTATGAATCATTATAAATTCACAGGTAACGACTGGGTGTTTACTTACCTAGGAGAATACTTCCCTGGTTATTTCCGTTTTGAGAATATACACACAAACGGATCGGGTACTGGAACCAGCCCTTCGGATTTTTGCTAAATATTACAATGCAAACAACTACAATAAACCACGCTGAAAAGACTGGGGTAGGGACTATTTTCCTATGCTCGAGTACTGCCCGTGTTCTTTTAAATCTAAGAGCTCCATATAAAACTTTCTCATTGTGCTGGTCGCTGTGGGGTGGAATGTCAGAAGGCAACGAGACCCCGAAAGAAACCTTACTTAGGGAGTTAAGCGAAGAAATGGGCACAGTACCGGACATCGAACGTTTTTATCCTTTTGACATTTACGAATCAAAGGATGGCAATTTTCGTTACTATACGTTTGTCTGTGTAGTTGATAAAGAATTTACACCTGAGATAAACAAAGAAGCTGTAGGATATGCTTGGACTAAATTAGGTGTGTGGCCTAAACCAATGCACGCTGGCGCAAAGATATCTTTTTGCAATAAAAAGGCATTAGAAAAGATGCAAATGATACTAGATCAACATCAGTGACGCTAAATATATGTATGACAGCGAAAATCATACAATTTACACATGCTAAACTTTCGCGGGAAATACAACAACATATTGCCCGCTCGCGTCAACTTCACCAATCATTATACGCCCAAGATAGTTACGCCGACACGTTCTACGAAGAAAAAGAATGCTTTAAAGAAGAATTTAACAAAGGTTACAACACCCTTGTAACAAATTTACGAACTAAGAGTGCTAAATATAAATTCCCAACTGTTATGAGTGGTTACAGAAAAGACATAAATCCAGTTGATGCACTTTATCAAAATTTGCAAGAAGCACTATTTTGTTTCGATAAAAACAATAAGTTCTACTTATGGATAATTTCTTTATTTAGAAACGAAGAATGGCTAGATGACTTGTTAGCTGATCTGCACTACGACTGTGTAGTGATATCTAGATTTCAGAAAGACAACTATAAAAATAAGTACAATGTCGGAATTAACGAATTGCATGTCCTGCAAAACATTAAGTCCAACTTTGCACATTATAAAAAAACATTCGCGATGATGAGAGATTACACTATTTAATTGATAGTGTAGTTGCACTAACATCCCCATTTACGATCATTGACACGCCGGGATTACCCGATGTCTCTTTGCATGTGAAAACAACGGTGCTTCCTTCTGCAATTCCCCAGCTTGCGTTAACTAAGGCAGTCTCTGTATAATTTAAAACAGACGATATCCCGTTCCATTGTTTGGAATATTTCTGAACACCGTCGACCTTAACCTCGACTAAACAACTAGACGCAAAGTTGGACGATAACATTACGTTGTATGTCATTTGCCCGTCAGTAATTGCAGTTACTGGAGGAGAAATTGTAATGACATCGGTGACAACACCCGATTCGAGGGTTACGCGAGAAGTATTAGTACCTTCGATGCCTCCGGAACCGGATGACGGGATACCAGGAACAATATCACTAAACACAAGCTCTGATCGAGCAGTGCTACCCATTATCATTGTCGTAATACTTCCGTTGCTTATAGAACCGTATACAATTACGGTAGAATCAGCGTTAACCTGCCACGACTCGTCGACTGGTATTGTAAATTCTAACCGTTGCGAGGATAACAGCGGGGCTGAGGATGCAGAATATCGTTGTATGCCGTCAACAGTTATAGATAAATCTAAAGGAACCGAAGCGTCGGAAGTTACGTTAAATGCTAAATTAGCCGTTGCCGATATGAATCCATCGGCAGTATCATTGTCCCATGTTAACCCAAACGCAGTCGGTGTAGTTAATACCCGAACATCGCTTGTACTAGCAACCCCAATAACTTCAACCGGTTCGCCTTCTACAATATTAGTAATTGCTAACGTTGACGATTGTACATCTCCCTTAACTTCGATGTTTACAGCACCTGAAATTTCTCTGAATAAAATAACTATAGAAGATCCTAACCTAATATCCCAGGAGCTATCTATTAATATATCTTGAGTCACAAGCTGATCTTGATAAAATGACGGAGTAACAGCAGAATGCTTAACTATTCCGTCGACTGTTACCTCTACTTCAGCTACGGTAGAGGTACTAGAATTAGCTAACATCCTGTATGACAATAACCCCGATGCAACATTAGCTTGAGACACAAGCTGGAGGCCGATCGGTTCAAACGTATTAGTAATTACTCGTCTAGTAGTATCATTATCGAACATCTCGTTAACTGCGTCGGCGGGCGTATCTTTACGATAAACTTCTTTTGCTAACCAAGAAATGCCGTTATCAATAGACGTTAGATTTATCGTCGATGTCCCATTCGGATTCAAAGGTATTTGAACCGATCTGTTATCCGCCCACGATACTCGAGTATCTGAAGAAAACGTTACTTTGTGAAATCCTACTTGATCTTGCTGCAAAGTTAAATTAACAGATATAACTGGCATATTAACTGATACACTCTGCATCTGAATCGAAGTGTCACTTGCTATAGTTAAGATCCATGTATTAGAAGATACAGGATCAATAATCTGAGTGTCGGCTACGGTTGCAGATGTTACCGAAGTACTGATGTACCCGAGCGACGACTTAACGCCGATTAAACTTGCGCCTGACGACAATGACGACAAATAAATAGCTGCGTCTGCTGCTGGTAACACTTCGGTACCATTGCTGACTGTAAAATCCCCCGATGCTACTTTTGCTGCAAATGCAGGGTCGCTCGACAAGGTGTCTACTGCAAAAGAAGTGTATTCTTGGGTGGCACCTGGTCTTATTTGTGCGCCAATAATAAGAACATCTTCGGCGGTGTTATTTGTTATTAAAATTCTATTACTCATATCGGTCTCCACCCTGTGTAAGGATCAAATGCATCAATTTCTTCTTCTGTTGTAAGAGAATCTAATTCGTCTGATTTTGCAAAATAATCCTGCCTAACCATTTCTCGAGTACGTTGAAAACGTGCATGGAAATTCATAAGCTCAGCAGCCGTTAAAGACTGCATTTGTAGATCTGTTGTAATAATGTCAATTTTATTACTTTCGGTAATTGCATCAACTGGAACCCCGGTTACAATTGCAAGCACTTTATCCACTACGATTGTTGTACTAAATGACGATGCATTATACAATTCGCCTTCGGTGAGATCATTTCCGTTCGGAGCATAGTGGAAGTCACCGGCTAACTGTTGGCTGCGATACGTTTCTAAATCTACATTTTTAATATCGCGCTTCCATGCAATCCTATCGGCTGTTATTAAAACCCCTTCTTCCGGTATAATCCAGTACATAGTCGGTATTTGCTCATTGTCATTAATGACTAAAGAAGTATCCGGATTAATTAACCAAGGTGGATCGGTAAAATCCGGCGTGTTTACGCTCGGAAAATATACTTTTGTGATTCTATTAACTACGCTTGCCATATTTAAGTTCCTGATAGCCGTGATTTAGTGAAAGTCCGATAGGAAGATACCCATATCGGCGATGCAGTGTTTGTTTTTCCGTTATATCTATTCGGACTGTAATCCCTAACTGTCCCGTTTAGGGTAGGTGATATTGTGCCATTTTCCGGAGCTTCGTTTAGTTGATACCACGCCACTAGACCATCGTACAGACAATCCATACCAGCGGCTTCGTTGTACATCTCTACTTCTTTTTGAGAAAAAGCCCTGTTGTAAATTCTTACATCTTCAACTAGGCCGTCATAAGGCCAAGTAGTACCACCATTCCAGCCGCCGAGTGCAAAAATACGAGAAGAGTTAGTTCGCACTGGACCTGTGTAGTTAGCTGATTCGGTTAATGCGCCGTTGATCCACAACTGAAGTTGAGACCCGGTATACACTGCGCATAACGTCGTAGAATCTTGCGAAATACCGCCGGAGGTAGATAAGGCGCGAACTGTGCCATTTATATTTAATCGTACGTTAATCTTTTTCCCGTTGCTGATGTGTATGCCAAAGTCTCCCGAACCTACGGATGTTCCGGAGGTTTGACTCATTATGTATGCATTAGAAGTACTCAATGCCTGAACCGTACACATAAAAGAACACGCACTTAATCCATTTAGGGGAATGTTAGTGGTTGCTATAAGTTGATTAGCTCCGGTGAAGTTAACTGCCATTATATAAATCCTATGCCAAGTTCTATCAAATTAAAGTCACCCACTAATGTATCTCCTGCTATTGCGGCATCTCGAGCTAATTCAAAATTATACAGTGTTCCGGCAATTAAATTTGCTGTAGTTAACGCATAAGTAAACGTATACTTAGTATAGTTTGCAGTTCCGTTAATAACGCAAGGAATACTAGTAACGGAATTTCCCCAAGCCGGCACAGCGGTGCCGTTAGGTACCGCACGGCTATATAATCTCATTATTGCAGTAGTGGTTGCAGCAGAAGACGCCCTCCCTGTTATCGATAATTGTATAGAAGTGGCGGCTGCTGGTATCGATACCATGAACCCGACACCTTCCGGAGTAGTATCGTCGAACGCTCTTCGTATTAACGAATTAAAACTTGCATCGGGCGACAATGACGCAAACGTAGCGACTGGCCAATCACTATTATTAGGTGATTGAAACATATCTGCATAGTAGGTAATAGATGAATTCACAAGGCCGGCGCCGACTGACCCAGGGCGCCATTGTCCTGCTGCTTGGTTCCACACTAAACCTTGACCGGTAGTCGGGGCAATAGTTGCAGTGTCAACATCGTTAAGCGCATTGATCGAAAACGCACTAATACCTGTGATAAACCCAGCATTATTATTAAGTAAAGTAATGTTGCTGCCAGATTGCAAGGCGGTGTCTGCTTTAGTACCTTGTGCTGCTGTTGCAAAACTTGCGCTATTGAACGCACTACTTGCCACTGTTCCGCCTGTAGCCTGTACAGTAAAGTTACCGTTGGTACCACCGGAAATTGTACTAATTTTGCCGGTATTTAGCGTGTTCAACGCTGCTGTAACAGTAGTACCGACAACAGCCGACGAGTTAGTAATTAACGTCGAGTTATAATCCCCGGATGTTGCAACTACTGCACCGGTACGAGTGAATACGCTAGTTACCGCGCTTGCTGGGGTACTGTTTATCCATTTACTAGTAGCATTATCGTAAGATAATACTTGCCCTTGCGCAGGCGTAGTAATAGTGGTATCTGTCAACGAGGTTAATGTGCCGGCTGTTGCTACACTTGCAAGGCCGGTAATGGACGACGATGCTATAGTTGTAGAATATGTTACCTGGGTGCCGCCGGCGTTCCATCGTAGATATCCGTTACCTACAGCAGGTGTTGCAGTATCGCTAAGTCCCAATAGTGTAAAGCTACTATTAGTAGGAATAGTCGGTGTGCCAGTTAAATCGGTATATGCACCGGTTGTGGCTACTGTTGCAAGCCCTGTAATTTTAGCTGTCGGGATAGTAGCTGCATATACAACTTCTGTTCCGGTTGCATTCCACAATAAGTATCCGCTGTTAACTACAGTATCGTTAGTGTCACTTAGTCCTAAAAACGAATAAGCAGACGACGTAGGTTTGTTAGACAAGTCGTTGAAATTACCGCTTGTTGCTACTGTTGCAAGACCGGTTACGTTAGCAGCCGCAATTGCAGTTTCGTATACAACCGAAGTGCCGGTGCTGTTCCATCTTAGGTAGCCGCTGTTGACCGCTGTTGCAGTAGTGTCGCTCAAACCTTTTAATGTAAACGTGCTATTAGTAGGGATGGTCGGCTGGTTGATTAAATCATTGTAGCTACCACTTGTCGCCACTGTTGCGAGACCGGTAACAGATGCCACTGGAATTGTAGCCGAGTATGTAACTTGTGTGCCGGTTCCGTTCCATCTTAAGTACCCGTTGTTTACAGCGGGCGTTGCAGTGTCGCTTAATCCCAGTAATGTAAAGCTGCTGTTAGTAGGAATAGTCGGTGTCCCAGTTAAATCAGTGTATGCCCCGGTTGTTGCTACTGTTGCGAATCCAGTCACTGCGGTCGACGGAATTGTAGCCGAGTAAGTTACTGATGTTCCGCCAGCATTCCATCTTAGATAGCCGCTGTTTACTACGGTGTTGTCGGTGTCGCTTAATCCAACGAAGCTAAAGCTGTTGTTAGTAGGAATAGTAGGCTGATTGATTAAATCGGTGTAGCTACCGCTTGTTGCTACTGGTGCTAGTCCTGTGATTACTGTTGTCGGAATCGTAGTAACGTAAGTCACTAATGTTCCGCCAGCATTCCATCTTAGATAACCATTGCCCACGGCAGGCGTTGCAGTGTCGCTTAATCCTAATAATGCGAAGCTGCTGTTAGTAGGAATAGTAGGCTTGTTGGACAAACTGTTGTAGTTTACAACTTTGTTTACCCACACTGTTCCGTTATACACTAACGCCTGATCATTAACAGGTGCAGTAATAGTGACGCCGCCGATGGTGTTTATCGTCGGCACTACTTCGTTGGAGTTAATCCATGCGGTTCCATTGTATCTTAGAATTTGATCAAGCGTCGGGGCAGATATGCTTACATCAGTTAAGCTACCGAGCGTAGACGGTATTGCTGGAGTGTTTATTAAATCAGCATAATCGCCGGTGGTCGCCACTGTCGCAAGCGGAACATCTTGTATAGTAAGATCGCCGGTGATATTAACAACCCCCGTCGGGCTTATAGTTAAACGAGGCTGACTGTCCGTAGAGAATGCAACAAGATCTTGCGACGGACTATACATGCCGTAAGTGGCAACTGGATACTGTGCACCGGAGTTTGCAAACCCGTATGCAGGTGTTGCCGGGGAACTGTTGTTAGCAAATATTCTACCTGTATTTACACCTACCGATCTACCGTTGTTTACTATTGCAAACGTAGGTATGCCGCCGGACACAGTGTTTGTTGCAAGCTCCATGTTAACGAAATCAGTGAATATAGATTTATTAATATCGAATTGACTATCTGTTACTACTAATCTACCGGCATTCGACGTTCTCTTTAAGTCGATGGTATTGTTTAGAATAGCAGTAGCAGTAATAGCTAAATTACCGCTGCCGGTTGTTTCGCCGGCAACAGCGCAATTCCATATAGTGGACTCGCCTATGCGTAATTTACCGTTGCCGACCCTGGCGCCGCCACCTGTTGCAGTAGTATTAGTGTTGTTGATTTCCACCGGTATAGCTTGTATAATACCTTCAGCACAATCTATGCCAACTACGACAGAATCACTAAGTAGCGCGCCTGCGAGTGTATATACACACTGCGAATGTATTGTCTGGATGCCTATATTACATAACGTTGTCCTTCCCGACGAGAAGTATAGTCTCTGTAAGTTAGCCGGTATATCAGCAGTGGAAGTAACACCCACATCGCAATTTTGTATTTCTACTCCCTTCAGATTAAATAAGCCGGCACCTTTTAGCGCGACACCGACCGATCCTACGGCATTATTGCCGATTATATTGAGACCGGCTAACGTGGACCCGAAGTCTGCGCTCGATGACGACAACACAATTACGGGTGCTGCGTTTACCCCTACTATAGTAGAATTTAAACCTAACACCCCAATTCTTTGATCATTAATTTCAATAGGGTTATCTTCGTTGTAAACACCTGGCAAAATATTAACTGTTACGAAATCATCCGGCGATAGTGTTGCCGCTAATGCTGTAGCAGCCTCTACACCTTTCTTAACAGTTGCATATGGATGCAAGCCGGATCCGTCGCCTGTTAGGTCATTGCCTGTTGTCATAACTATCACAGTGTTGCTATCGGCAGGCAATGTTGCACGTATTGCTTCCCACTGTGTACCGTTAAACTGTAGCAAATCTTTAGGTTGTTGACCTGTAGTGACTACGTCTGTTAAACTACCTAAAGTTGTAGGAATAGTCGGCTTATTAGTTAAACTATTGTAATTTACGTTTTGATTAATCCAGCTAGTACCGTTATATACTAACGCTTGCTGTGCAATCGCGCCGGAGATCGAAACATCCTCAAGTCCACCTAATGTTACGCCGTCGCCGGCAGTAGTTAAGTCATCTGCCGGCAGCCACGTTAATGTGGTTGAATTCCACTTTAACACTTGTCCGTTTGTTACTCCGGTTGTATCTACATCACCGATGCTATTTAACGTAGGTACAGTTGCGACTGGATTCCCATTAATCCAACGATCACTAGCAGTGCTGTAAATTAACGATTGCCCGTCAGCTGGCGCAGTAATAACTACGTCCGTTGCATCATTTAGTATGCCGCTGAAGCCTATTGCCGAAATATCTGCAATTCGAGCGTATACGCTTAAATTGGGCTGACCGGTCAACGACGAGTAAGGCACAAATTGGTTAACCCATGTAGTACCGTTCCACACTAGTGCCTGATTTGTTAAACGGGACGAGGTGATAACGTCGGTTAAGTCAGATAGTAAAACTGGTATAGACGGCTTGTTGATTAAGTCGTTGTAACTACCGCTTGTTGCTACGGTAGCAAATCCGGTTACCGCAGTAGACGGAATAGTCGACGAATAAATTACACTAGTTCCTGCAGAATTCCATTGCAAATATGCATTTGCTACTGCGGTCGACGAAGTATCACTTAACCCTCTTAATGTAAAGCTGCTGTTAGTAGGAATAGTAGGCTTGTTGGACAAACTGTCGTAGTTTACAACTTTGTTTACCCAATCGGTGCCATTGAATACTAACGCTTGGTCATTAACTGGGGAACTAAGCACAACGCCGCCGAGGGTGTTTATCGTAGGCACTACTTCGTCAGAGTTAATCCATGTGGTTCCGTTGTATCTTAGCAGCTGATTAGTGGTTGCAGATGCAACCGACACATTAGATAAATCATCTAATACAGACGGTATAAACGGTGCATTTATTAAATCGTTATAGTTGCCGCTTGTCGCTACAGCAGCAAGTCCAGTGACGTCCGAAGCAGGGATAGCCGCATCATATATAATTGCAGTACTATCTGCGTTCCACTGTAAGTAACCCGAGTTAACAGGCGCATCGGTTGTGTCAGCTAAACCTAAGAAAGTGAATGTGTCGTTTGTAGGAATACTCGGCTTGTTTAGCAAGTCGTTGTATTGGCCGGTTGTTGCTACTGTAGACAGCCCAGACACAGAAGCTGCTGGAATAACAGTAGAGTATGTAATATTTGTGCCAGCAGCATTCCATTGCAAATAACCCAATGCTAAAGGCGTATCGAGTGTATCATTTAATCCTACGAAACTAAAATTGTTGTTAGTAGGAATGGTTGGCGTATCGGTTAAATCAGTGTAACTGCCAGATATTGCAACTGCTGCAAGCCCTGCAATATCACCGGAGCTAATAATAGTTTCATAGACTACATTTGTCCCGGCACTATTCCATCTTAGGTAACCGCTTGCCTCCGGAGTGTCAGTGACATCACTAAGGCCTACTATCGTAAATGAATTATTAGTAGGAATTGTCGGAGTGTTAATCAAATCACTGTAGCTGCCACTCGTTGCTACGTCAGCAAGACCGTCGATTGCAGTAGGTGGAATAGTTGCAGTGTACTCAATTGCAGTTGCAGTATCGTCCCATTTTAAGAAGCTGTTAGCAACTTTAGCATCGACAGTATCGTTTAACCCAACGAAACTATAGGAGTCGTTAGTAGGCGTACCAGATAAGTCCGAAAATGCACCGCTTGTTGCTACAGTAGCAAGACCGGTTATTACTGTCGAAGGAATGGTAGCTTGGTATATAACTTGTGTACCGGCGGAGTTCCATCTTAGGAATCCGTTTACTAATGCAGTACCTAGTGTATCGCTTAATCCCGTTAATGTATAACTTGCTGATGTAGGCGTACCAGATAAGTCGGAGAATGCCCCACTTGTTGCTACGGCAGCAAGGCCGGTTACATCACTCGACGGTATAGTAGCAACATATTCTACCGATGCTCCAGAAGCATTCCACCTTAAATAGGCCTCAGCAAGCGAAGTATCGGCCGTGTCGCTTAATCCAGTTAATGTAAAACTACTGTTACCCGGTATAGTCGGTTTATTTGATAAATCGTTGTAATTTCCGGTTGTTGCCACTGTTGCAAATCCAGAGACCGCGGTCGACGGAATGACAGTAGAATATATAATACTTGTACCAGCAGCATTCCACTGCAAATACCCTAATGCTGTTGGAGCATCAAGAGTATCGTTTAAGCCCACAAAACTAAAACTGCTGTTAGTGGGGATAGTCGGCGTATTTATTAGATCATCGTAATCACCACTAGTAGCAACCGATGCTAGGCCGGTGATACTAGCAGCGCCGATTGTTGTCTCGTATACTACATTAGTGCCGGAAGTATTCCATCGCAGGTATCCGTTTGCTGTTGCAGTAGCAGAAGTATCATTTAAGCCTGTTAGCGAAAAACTATTGTTAGTCGGCAAAGCAGTAGGAACCCATGCAGTACCATTCCACAACACAGTAGAACTACCTACTGTCGGTGGAACTGTCGTCATATTTACATCAGACAACTGACTGTAAGATAAAGGAATGAATGGTTTGTTTTGCAGAGTACCGTAGTCAACATCCTCGTTTACCCACACTGTACCGTCCCAGACTAGCGCCTGCCCTATGTCCTTAACGACTCCGATGTCTGTGTCAGTTAGATCGTTTAATGTGCTCGGTACAGTGTATGAAGTGTTAACCCACTGATTGTTAATACTATCGTATCCTAAGACTTGTCCGTCCTGTGGACTAGTAATAGAAACGTCAGTTAAATCATTTAAATCAGCAACTGGCGCAGGCATCGGTGTGTTAACCCACTTAGTACCATTCCACCTTAGTATATTACCATTTGTGATAGCACTTATTGTTACGTCTGTTAACCCTGACATGCCGATCTTGTCAGTTAATTCATTATAACTAATATATTTGTTTATCCAGGCCGTACCGTTGTATCCAAGATACTGACTATTAGCCGGGGAGACGATAATAACATCGTCGAGATCATCTAATTGCCCGCTGACAACCGGCACTGACTTAACATTAAAGAATGTAACAGGAGCAGTATAACGAAACTTAGCAGGAGACGTCACTGACGAATTTAAACTAACCGGAGTAGCAAAAGAACTATTGGCGCCTGCTAACAGAGTTGTAGTCGGATTAGTTAAATTAGAAGGGTCTACAACTTCGCCGTCGGCGCCTTCGTACACATTATTAAATCCGATCCATAATTCCCGAGTAGTAGTATCTATAGCAAACTGAACTACACCCGGCTGGACGCTAGTGGAATCTAAAGTAAATTGTGTAAATGTGTGCGCTAATACCCCATCTTTGTATAGTGAATTATCATTAAAATTAACAGAAATGTACCCGATGCTTGCCGAAGGATCTTCGTTAAAATTCGTAACAATGTTATAATCAAATAAACCCATTTGAACATTGTTATCCACGGACCTTACATCATATTCTAAATACAGCAAGTCGCTACTAAAAGGGTTTAGTGCAGAACGGTCCGTTACAACAGTGCCTAACCCGGCACTCGTTGCAATTGCCGTCTTTTTATCAGTACTTAATCCCTTGTTCACCGACGGAGGAACAGTATACAATACACCGTCTACTAGCACCTGATTACTACTATCGGCTGCTGCAACCCATTTTACTCCATCGAATTTTAAGACATCGCCGGCTGCTGGGGACGGCACTGTCACATCCGACATTGTGTTGATACTAGATGCTGCACCAAGAATAACTACAAGTCCGTTATCTAATGCAACCTTAGGCGATAATCCGTTTGTTAAATTATTTCGTCGAAATAAATTGTTCCAGGTCATGTCGTCTACACATAGCTCTTGTCCGGCGGGAATCGTTATGCTGCCAAGTACATCGGAGTTGCAAAATGCCTTAGGGTATCGGTAAGGCCATAACGTTGTTTTACCAACATTAATAATTACATCGTTATTAATAATAGTGTTGTTAAAATATTCATATGTGCCGATATCGATTTGATTAATTTGGCTATCTTCTACTGAAGACAATTGTAATTTAGGAAATTCAATGTTATCTACAAAACAATTCTTTAAGTATAACGACATTGCATTAGGTTGTGTGTTGCCAGACCATTTAAAGTCGTTAAATGTTGCTCCCCAGAAATATACAATCTGCGTACCGGTATTTAGGTATTCGGGATCAGTGCCAGTATCGACTGTTACATCGCCTGCAAAGACCCATTGGGAGTAATTACTAACTAATTCTACAGAAAGTGCGCTAGAGTAAGTACCGGTAAATTGTGTTGCTATGACTCCTTGCGCTGGCATATTGAGATAGGGAATAGTAACATTACCGGTGTTATTAGCAGATGAACCGACACGCACCACGCCCGACGATGCAAAAGACAGAATTCTCCACTTCGGGAGTACGAGATTTTCATCGTATGGTGCAGGAGTACTTGCAACGGAAATTATCCAACCGGGAAATAACGATTCGGGTCCTGTGCCATCACCGATCTCGTCTAACGCCCTGCTAATAGTACGAAATGGCTTATACACGGATCCTGTATTTTTGTTATCGTCGCCGGTGAGAGCGTCAACGTACAACTTCTGCGCTTCGGCACCGATTTTAGTAGTACTTGACTGCCATAGATTAGTAGTTCCATCAAATAATAGAATATCGCCGGTTACAGGAAACGGTGCATCGACATCTGTTAAGTCATTAATCGAACTCGGCGGAACCTCGGTTGCGGTAATATAACCGACGTCGTTGTTTAATTCACTGATGTCATTGCCACTTTGCAAAGCAGTATCGGCTAAATCACCTTGTGCTATAGTTGCGTAGAAAGCAGCATAATCTCCTACAAGTGGCGCTACGGCTCCATTTCTTCCATTGAACGAAGCTACGCCTGCATCGGGAGGGATATCAGCCGCAGTGATATACCCTGCGTCGTTGACTAATAGACTTACGTTATTGCCTGATTGCAAAGCAGTATCGGCTAAATCACCTTGTGCAGTAGTTGCATAAAACGATGCATAATCACTTGCCTCTGCTGTAATTGCGCCAGTGCGTCCAAAGACCGATGGTATCGCATCGGCAGGTATATCAGCAGCAGTGATAAATCCGGTATCATTATCTAGTTCACTAATAGGGTCGTTTGGTTGCAGGGCAGTATCAGCCAAATCACCCTGTGCAGTAGTTGCATAGAAAGCAGCATAATCGTTTTCATCGGCTACTATTGCACCAGTGCGACTAAAGACCGAAGGGACCGCGTCTGCAGGCACTTGAGCAGCAGTTATAAACCCACTGTCGTTGTTTAATTCACTGATATCGTCACCACTTTGCAAAGCAGTGTTGGCTAATGCGCCTTGTGTAGTGGTTGCATAAAAAGCAGCATAATCGTTTTCGTCGGCAATGATAGCGCCGGTGCGTCCAAAGACGCTATCGACTGCACTAGTACCGCCACCTGTTACTGTCTGAAAAGTCAAATTACCGGAACCATCCGTCATTATTACTTGCCCCGACGTTCCGTCGGTATCAGGATACGATATACCGGAAATTGTCACTTGTCCTACCGAATTTAATATGTCGAACCCGGCGGTATCTAAATCTGCAGACAACGACGGACTATTGTCGAAAATAAGACTAGTGTTACTTTTTGCAATATCGGATAATTTGATTGCCATGTGTTGTTTCCTACTTATTATTTTATTTATTTATCTGCTTTAAGAGCTTCGATTTCTGCTCGCAATTCTTTAATGGACTCTACTAGCAATCCTATTACGTTGCCATATGCTACTGACATTGTTTGTTCTTCATCGGCACCTATATGCACTGCTTCCGGTAACACTTCGTAAAGTTCTTGCGCTATTAATCCAGTTTGTCTTTCTTTTGTATCTAATCGGTTGTATGTTACACCACGCAAACTGCAAACTTTGTTAAGTGCGTCCGGAATAACTTCTATGTTAGTTTTTAATCGTATATCCGAAAATGCTGTTACGTCGCCTGTTGCTATCCAGTTGCCACTGTTGTCGCTTCGCGCTGCCCACCCGCCGGCGCTAGTTAAGAAACCGACACTACCGTTATCGTGATACACATACCGCAATATACTGTTGTTTGTGTCCCATAATTGTATTTGCGGAGTGGTGCCTTCGATGCGTACAACGTTCCCACTGGTAGTAAAACTCCCGCGAGTAGTAAAATCTCCGTTCGGGGCCGATGTCCAGCGATAGACGCCGGAACCGTCCGAAAACCCGCCCATCCTAAACACGTTATCGGTGTCGAGCCCTGCATTAATTGCATACGTGCTAGGGCGATGGAAGGACATTATTGCTCCAGCGCCGGCGGTTCCTCTCACACTTAGACTACCGTCAGTTACTGCGCCTACAGAGGCTGCGCCTACTCCGCCGGCGGTGTTTAGTAACCCTGCCATTGTGCCGCCGGCTAACGGTAACTTGGTAATATCAGCTATAGTAATAGGGCTTGCGCCGGTAAAGTTCACACCGTTAATTGTTGCACCGGGCGATAATGCACCTGCTGTAGAAGCGTTAGATACTGACAATCCAGGTAAGTTACCAGAAGCGTCACGAAGAACTACAGTGTTAGGGTCGTTAGTTGTTCTAGCAGGGAATATTGCTGCTGTATCTACTGGCATGCCCAAAGTAGTTCTTGCCGCTGATGCGTTAGCGTCGTCTAATAAGTTTCTACCGAAAGTAGTAATCGGCGCAGTAGCATAGGTATTTGCACCCACACCATATATCATCTGGTCGGCGCTGATTCCGAGTCCGGCTATTGACGTTAAAGCAGGACTACTATTTTGTTTTCCGTCTGCAATTACTTTTACCCCAGCAGGTGTAGTTGCAACTGTATCTAATGTGCCGGTTGATGTTTCTGCTGTAGTCGCTAGTCTTGTTAAACCAATTGTAGAAGTTCCCGCCAACGGGATAGCTAGATTAATTGCGTTAGTTATTCTGCCTTTAGAATCTACTGTTATCCTCGGCACACTGGCGCTTGTGCCATATGTGTTTGCTGCTACTCCTGTATCAGATAAAACGTTTACGTTGGTACCAGATGCAGACGTCACATCGCCGGTGTAGGACGGCATACGGGCAGCCGGTACAATTCCTGTATTTAAATTAGAAGCATCTAAATAATAGGATCCCGGTTGTCCGTCTAATAAGCCTACTGAACTGGCACTTGTGTTACCGTCGTGCCATATTTTATAACTAGCAATAGTTGTGCCGCCACCGGATGTAGGAAAGTTCGCAGCCGACGGATCAACACCGTCGCGATTATTTACTACCCACTGATCTGTAGCCTCGTCCCATGCTATGCCGGTTGTGTACCCGCCGACTGTTGCAGAGTTACCACGATATACAAAAAGGCCGGCAGACTCCGATGGCGCTGTTTCTGGCGGCCAATCTGCATTTAATACAATTGCGTTTTCGCCAGTGCTTATGTCGCGCTGAGTAACGTTACTGTTACCATTGACTGTTAAATCGCCCGTGATGGTCACGTTGCCACCGACTGTCAAGTCGCCGCCGTTACCAATATTTAAGCTGCCGTTAATAGTCTGTCCGCCGGTGGTGCGAATTACAGTGGAGTCAACATTAAGCGCAACTGTTCTGCCCGATGGTAAATCAGTAACAGTCGCAGTTATGCCATTAGATCCTGTTGCATCGGTCACTGCAGGTGCCCAATATGCTACTTGTGTAGGTCCTACTCCACTTGTTTTTAAGAATTGACCACCTGTCCCGCCATCCTTCGGGTACGCAACGCCGTTGACGAGTACTTCGCCGAGGCCGGTTGCTGATAGTGATAGGGACCCGCCGGCTGGTCCACCCCGAATAAACAAATTTTGAGCATCCTCGGGTGCAATTTCTGTGTCGACATTTACCCCGGAATTGACTGAAAATACTCTTGAACCCGGTTGTACATTAATGTCGGTATTGTTAGATGAAAAAATATTGTTGCCAAGCGTGTCTAACGGTCCGCCGAGTTGAGGAGATTTATCATCGTACAACTCTTGCATACCTGATATATCTTTGAATCCTAGGATGCCGCCTTCACCGCCCACGCCTAACGATAATAACGTCAGGGCTTGTCCTACAGCATAAGGGGGCAACGGCGGAGTAATATTTTGATTTTGTGTCCTAGTAGGCCACTGAAATCCACGCAAATACAATAATCCACTAGACTCAATAGATAACGGCTGGTTGCTACTTGTATTAATTACCATTGTTGCAGTGTTAGCAGGGGAAGATGCATTTACATCAAATTTAATCTCGGCTGCGGATTTAAAATGCATATCTAAGTCGCTGTGAGTAGGAGCAGACGGTATCGGCGGAGCCGTGAATATTTCAAAACCAGTTACATCAAGATTACCTGCTAATTTAGGAGAAGGATCTAATTCTAGAGATCCGCTTGTCCAACCTAGCGCATTATTGGTTGCCATGTACAGAATCTGACCGATGGTCCCGGGTACTTCGGGCCAAGTAGTGTTCTTAAGCACCAATGCACCGGTCGGTGCAATGTTAAGTGGTTGATTATTAGGAGTAGTAATAGCAGATGCTTGCCCACCAGTCTGAACTACTACAGTGCTTGAACCGGGGTTAAGTACTAAATCTGTATTACCGGAAGAATAGATAGTATTATCTACAGATAAATTACCACGCACATCCACTAGCACAGGAATATCGGGGGACTTAAACTCGATTACACCGCTCTGGGAACTAAAAACGTCTGCCATATTTCATCCTTGAAAGTTACTATTGTAGTATTTATCTAAAGATAGAAAAACAGAATGCATTGCGGATTGACAGTAAATTTTAATTATGTTATGCTAAATACATTGTCAGGTACAAACGTAATAGGAACAACGCATGAAAGATATTCGACAAATAATTTTAGATACATATAATTCATATCCTAAACATTTTACGCAAATGTTGAAAAGAAACAGAGATGTAACAGAATATGTAAACACCGTTGCGACGAGTTCAGGCGCAGAAACCTTTTTAGAAAAGTTGTACTATGTCGTCTATCAAGAGCCAATTTTTTGCAAAAATGGAAACAAAAAGAAACTAAAATCTTTCGAGGGGTATGGTTTCTGCGGAAGGGCAAATAGCTGCGAATGCGCTAAAAACTCCGTAAGTGAAAAAGTATCATTAGCGAAGAATAATTACACAGATGAAAAAAGCGCAGCTATCAACGAAAAACGTAAATTAACGACACTTTCACTACATGGCGTAACCAACAACGGGCAAACAAAAAAATCAATCACAGCACATAAAAAATTATATAAAAATAGAGATAAAGTAAGCGACATATCCGAACAAATAAAAAATACAAAACTGCATAGGCACGGAGATGCAACGTTTAACAACCGCACAAAAGCAGCCGAAACTTGTCTAATAAAATACGGTGTTACTAACACTTATTTAATCACAGAAGACAATAGTAATCCGCTTTTAGCCCAGTTAAGAGATAAGCACGAATTAGCAAAATTATTTCCTAAACTTCCCGTAAGTGAAATTGCTACCCGATTAAACGTAGCCGACACAACTGTCTATCGTTATTTAAACTTGCACGGGTTTAGAGAACCCTATCAATCTACATTCGAAAAAGAAATCGTCGATTATTTGCAAACCATCGGTGTCACTAATATATTAACAAACAAGAGATCGATAATAGACAAAGAGCTGGATATATTTTTACCAGACTTTAACCTCGCAATAGAATATAACGGCGTATACTGGCACCACGATAAAATACCACACATTACAAAAACATACCATCGAGATAAATTTCTAAATTGTGAAAAGAATGGAATAGAATTATTCACTATTTTTAGTGATTCATGGGATAATAAAAAAGATGTCTGGAAGAATAAAATAAGAGCTAAACTAGGCCTGTCAGATATAACTGTGTATGCTCGAAAAACAAAAATAGTGAATTTAAGAGCTGCCGATACTAGAGAAATTCTAAACAAACATCATGTCCAAGGCTATTGTGCTGCTCAGTACTGCTACGGTCTAGAATACAATAGTGAGATAGTAGCAGTAATGACTTTTTCTAAAAAAAGAGCAGGTATAGGAAAAGACAGAGGAGAAAACAGTTTCGAACTTGTAAGGTACGTAACTTCTAAGAATGTAATCGGTGGTGCATCGAAATTACTTAAACATTTTATAAAAACTAGCAGCCCTGAAATAATATTTTCTTATTCCGATAATCAGTATAGTGTCGGGAAATTATACCGCACATTAGGATTCGAACTAGAAAAAGATAATAATGCTGGGTACAAATATTACGATCCGGCGCATAAAAAAATGTATCATCGCTATAAATTTGCAAAACATAAGCTAATAGAAGCAGGTTTTAATTCAACATCTACTGAAAAAGAAATCATGGATAACACCGATTATCTGCGTATTTGGGATTGCGGATCGCGCACTTGGGTAATGAATTTAAAATAAAGTCAAAAAAAAGCCCTGCAAACAGGGCTTTTTAATTTTACTACAACTAAAGCTCTATTATTAATAGAACTTCAAGGTTGCCGAATCAATACCAACTTTCGACAAGTAGTCAGCAGCGTTACCGAAGCTGTTAGCCGAGTTAGTCAATTCTAAGTAACCATAACGTGTCATAAAGCTAACAACCGGTTCAAAGGTGTTAGGATCCATCACCGGACCAGTGCTCATCAACGGAATGTATGGGCAATAGTATGCAGCAGCATCAGTTTCTGTAGGACCTTTATAGCCTATCAGAACAGCTTCAGCGTCCGAAGCATACTGGTCAACATAAACACGCATAGTGCTGTTCAAAGTACCGACAAACTTAGTGTTTGTAGGAGCTTCGAAAACGCCTTCTGTTGTGCGAGCGAAAGTCGAAGTAGTAGCAGACTGAAGAATAGTTAACGCTGTTGGCGAAACTACAGCCCAGTTAGCAGCACCACGGCGTGTACGAGCAGCAACGAGGTTAGCTTGTTGGTTAATCATAACAGCAAGAGCAGCATGCTCGTCACCTACGTAAGTAGCAGTACCGCTTACAGCAGCCTGATTATAGACGGTAGGAGGAACAGGAACTAGAACACGAAGATTGCTCAACATTTCTTGGTCGATTTCAACGGTAATTTCCTGTGCAAGAGCTTGCATGATTTCAGCCTCGATATCAACACCGTGAATGGCGTTAGCATCTTGAGCTGCTTCAAAAGTCCAGCGAGCGCTTAGACGACGTGTCTTAGCTTCGACGCTTTCTTTCAAAATCTGGATGCTCATTTTGTTACCTGGACGACCTTCTAGCATCGCTGTTTGTGCAGCACGAGCGTCTGGGCCGTTAGGTTGATTGTTACCGGAATAAGCGCGAGCTAATTCGAACGGAGACAATGCTTCTGTACCAGCAGTAACACCGGCAGCAGTTTCAGCATAACGTACACGCAAGGTGTGAATCTGACCAACAGGGCCAGTCATAGGCTGTACACCTAAGATTTCGTTAGCAATAACTGTAGGCATTACACGTCTGATCAACGGTAACATTACTTTGTTTAATACTGCGATATTACCCGACTGGGTAGCACCGGCTGTCGCAGATTCTGATAAGTATCTACGAGTGTTTTCTAGGACTACGTCCATATTTTTTCTGCGAGAGCCGCTTAGGCCTTCCATAAGGGCTTCTTTCGTTGCACCCCAATTGCTCTCAAATAGCTTACTTGCCATATTTGTATCTCCTTATTTTAAACCTGCTAAAGTTTTTATGTGTGATAACTCGCTGTTGAACTCGCTATCTGAATTACCTTGTTGGGCATTATTAACCCGATTTCCTGTTCTTTCGGACAGTTTAGAACCCTCTGTAAGCGGTCTTTTAGCTGCATTTGTTCTCGGAACAGAAGTTTCATTCAATACAGCCGGTAGATACTTGTTAAAACTTCTTTCAAGTTCTTTCGTCTGTACTGACTCTAATAAGCCCTTCATTACAGCTCTCTTTTCTTTTGCAAGTGGAGATAGTAATTCGGACATTACTTTGTTACGATTAATGCGATCTCTTGCTACATTAAGCTCGGACTGTAGACTCTCGGCAATCTTAGCTTTCTGCTGAACAGACTCTTTAATTGCTTCAATTTCTCGATCTTTGCTTTCTACAACTTTTTGTAGCTTGCGAACTTCCGTACCTTCATTTAGGTAAGAAGTCATATATTCGCCGACGAATGCTTCATACATTCTACGACCGAATTCGTTTTCGCGGGCTACTTTAATATCGCCTTTAAACTGCGACATCTCGGAACGAAGTACATCGTTAATTTTTTGTTCGACTAACTTAGCTGCACGAGAAATAAACGCTTTTTTTGTTTCGTTTAAGTGTGCCTTGCCTTCGCGAACCATCTTAACCTTTTGTTCTACTAGTTCACGCTTGTCCTTACGGAACTCGCGAATTTCCTCAGCTAGCTGCTTTAATATGAAGTTTTCTAGTTTCTTGAAATCAGAACCTAGTTTTTGCTTATCTTCGTGCAACTCTTTTACTTCTTTTGCTACTTGCTGAGTAATGAACTTGTCTAGAACAGAAGTGTGCTCTTTAATTTTACGTCTGTAAGCGGCGCGCTCAGTAATAAGATCTCTCTTATCCTGTGCAAATTCTTCGAGTTCAACGCGAATCTTGTCAGTTAAAAAACGATCCATTGCTTCGGCAAGCACACCTTTATCGTGCGTATACTTTCTAGCAAATTCTTCTCTTAGATTGGCGGAAATTTCTTCCCGAGCTTCTGATAGCTTAGAATTCCAAGCTTCGGAGATTTGAATCTGTTGTTCTTCTGTTAACCCTGCGCTTTCACTCAAGATCTTTTTTAAATCTTTTGCCATCTTGAGTCTCCTTAAATCTTCAAGTCATTAATAAACTTAATAATGTTTTTCTGTAAATGTCTGTGTGCAATTGGGTCGCCATACGAAACACCTTTTGCCATTTCGTATATACTGGCCCCACCTTTCATGTTAAAAAGGCTTTCGTAAATTGTACGTGGATATGCGTTCGGCGCACTAGGTTGAGCTACTATATCTACAGTAACAATTTCAAAATCAGACACATGACCGTCATCGCCTACGTTGCCGGATCCTCTGGAACTAACGCCTAATTTAGCGCCAGCATGCAGCAAGGTCTTAACAATTTCGCCGGTGGGAGTCGGTATGATTTTTAATTTACCGTAACCGTCGTGCCCATCCATCCACATTTCGGAGATCATGTGTGATACTCTGTCAAGGTTGATGGATAGTTCTTCGGGGTGATCTAGCTCTCCCAGAACAGTTTCCCCTTTGCTAACTTTTTCATTAATTGCATTAACTGCATTATTGATTTCGCGCAAAGGGTAGACACGCTGGTTCTGATTACGCACATCGCCTTGTATAAAGATACCCTTCATGCAAAGGTCTTTACCGCCGTTAATGTCTTCAAGCACTAATTGTGCTTGATTAAACGACATGTACTCATACAATTTATTAGACATAATCTTCACCTATTCCTAATTATCTACGCGGCATGTTGGTCAATGGACTCTTAGTGCCTTCGGCACCTTTTGTAGACCCTTTACCTGTGCCGACAAAACCGGCAGTGCCTTCTTGTCCTGTAGATGGTGCATTTTTCTGAGTAGCATTAATGTTATCGCTAGGCGTTTCGTCTTTCGAGGAAGGGGTAGCACCGCCTGGCTTATCATTACCTTTAGTAAATTCAACTGGATCAGCACCATCGATGAATTGCTTAGGAGCATGTGTATAAGGACTCTCAGTTCCTGTTGCACCGGCGGATTTACCAGCACCTACGAATTTCCCTTCAGTGTCCATGGACACAGATACGTTGTTAGAGAAATTAGTAGCTTCGCCTAGTCTATTGTCGAACTCTAAGTCACTTCCTTCGTCACCAAAATCAACATCAAGTCCACCTTCGTCACTGTAATCACCGGCAAAATCATCTGCATCGTGATACGGTTCTTCCAGTTCGTCGGACATTAATTGTTCGAATTCAGCACGCAATTCTTCAAGTTGCGACTCAAGGTCCTCGACTCTCTCTTCGGTGCTAAGTTCTTCAGTTTCGTCGCTGTCGACTTCGCCGTCTTGTAATTCGTCTGTTTCGATATCATCTTCTGCATTAGAAACTTCGTCAGTGAAACCCTGCTTCATATCGCCGCCGATGGAGTCACCCATCGCTTCTTCGTCACCATCTTCTTCGTTGACGAGTTCTTCGTAGATATATCGGGCCTTTTCGATAACAAGCTCATGCAAAAGTTCTTCAGCTTGTCCCATTTCTTCATTAACAAGAAGATTTAGAATTTGCTCAAGTTTCTTTTGTTGTGACATGGTTTGGGTCTCCTATAAAATAATTGTTAGATTAACATTAAAATATTTATCTAACATTATTTATAAGATTTTTTAAAAAACCGCAGAAATAGGCCAAAAAGAGTCTCTTTTTGGCTAAAAGGGTGGAGGGATGCTTAAATTCCTTTACAATCCGCCGGAGTCGTCCATTGGTTGATTGTACATTGTGGGGACGAATGCTAGGTGCTGTGCTTTATCGACTTTTTCTGCATCTTTAGAAATTCTAAGATTGTGCAGGTGCTGAAACGTTAGTCTCGGTCGTCTCGTGTCGTCATACTCCCACTGCGATAGCTCGTCATGCGCAGGATCATAAAATTCGCAGAGTAAATGTTTAGCTTTAATTTTAAACCTCCTTTAGTAATAGATATTTATCTAAACTCATCGTAATTATCTATCACTGACTCATGGTTCTTCACCGAAGGAATCTACCTCTTCAGCTGGGTTATCGAGATCAATATCTAAATCTGCATCATTGCCTAAGTCCAAGTCGTCTACGGGCTCTTCGAACCCGTCATCGGGTGCCATGCCTTCGATCCCGGATGCTGTAATCCCAGCATCGCCTAATGATGTTGCGGAAATATCTTCTTTGCTAGGGGTTTTCTTCGTACCTTTTTCTTCTTTCCATAACTTCTCGTTTTCTGCAATTTCTTGCTCAGTGAGCCCTAAATAACGCTTCAGTGCAAAACGCTTAGATATATAGGGCACCTCTGCCATTGCAGCAAACACGTTTATTTGCGCTGCGTCTAGCTCTAATCGACGATATTCGGAGAAATTTTGCGGTGGAGTGAGGGTGAGATTAAATAACGCATTGTCTATAGAAATACCCCTATGTTTTAAGAACAATTTGAACTCTTGATCTAACGGCTTAACGATTTGCTTCTGATAACGTTCGCAAACTTTAGAGAATCTAAACTCTTGTATAAACGCTGTGCCTACTCTGCCGTCGTTGTAAGATGCTGTACCATCTTCCGGACCTGTCGGTAAATATGAACTAGGTACACCTAATGCTCTTAGCATCTTGTTGTTAAAATAACGCAAATCGTCAATATCTCCTAAGTTTTCACCACCCGGGAGTGTCTCAACTTTAGAGCCGCGTCCGTCGGAGGTAGTAGCAAAGAAGTAATCCTCAAGCATGGACATTGGGTTGTATGCCGAGTCAACGACATTTTGACCACCGCCGTTACGACTAGGAATACGCTTTTGCTGTACTTCGTAACGCACACGCTCTAAGTATTGCTGTGCTTTGTTAGGTGGCATGGTACCCACATCGATGAAGAATACACGACGTTCCGGAGCGCGATGTACGCGATAAATTAGAATACTATCTTCGAGCAGTTCTTTTTGTTTGTAAACTTTATATACGTACTCTAGTATCGATATACCGAATGGCCAGGCAGCATTCATTCCGTCTGAAAGAGTTAGTTGTAGTACGTGACAACCATCTACAGTCACCTCTTCAGTGGTTTGAAAAAAGCTGTTTCCGCCGCCCATGCCGCCGGCGTACACATTCGTAGTAAAATTGCCGCCGATAGTTAGTGGAGGCGAATATAAACCTGCTCCGCCGCCCTTTCTATCATTACTGCCGTACATATTTGTCGCGACAAGATCTTTTAGGTTAAGATCAAGGTTCTTCATAAAGTACTGCTCGATCTTCTTACCTTCGCTTTCGTTTACTACTACTTTCATGACGTTGTTAGGATCGCACCAGAATAACTTATGTGTCTCTGGATCACGTATAAAAAATTGATCGCCGTACATTAACGTCTGGCGAACTGCGCCCCAGAGTCGTTTATCCCACTCGTTAAGTATACACCACTGCTTTAGCGTTTTTGAGAGTATCTTAATTTCAGTTGGACTAGGTTCGTCGTTCCAGTTAAACACAAAGGGAAGTGTAGTTTCGTCGTCATTTTCGGTGGAAAAATCTGCAATAGTGTCCAATGCTGCATGTATTTCGTTATCTAAGTTCATTGTTTCGTACACGCTGTAACGCTGAAGGCGATCAGGAGGACCTTGGTATACTTCGGGCAACCACGAATTATACTTATTAGACGTAGCATGCCCTGTTGATTGCCCCTTGTTATCGGGCAACACTGAGTTTACTGGTCTAAAATATTTTTTCCACGACATAGTTATTTCGCCTCTGTTTGTATAAATTATTGAAACGGATCGATTTGACTTTCGTCACTTAGCCGTTCTTGCCTGCTATACTGAACCTGAATTGCTATATTTTCAGCAATATTTGTTAGGACCTTTAGCTGCTTCTTTAATAGGTCTATTTCTGTTTTTGTATTTATCTCCGAGTACTTCTCGGGCCGTGCAGGTTCCGGTGAGGTTGCTGTCGTGTTGTCACCCTTAGAAGTCGGCACATTCAACGACGGACTTTCGATTGTTGTCTCGACAATTTTCTTTTCACCTATCGTGACATTATTCCCTGGTCCTACTTGAATTGCACCGACATTATTCAAATTTGTTATAGCCGTTGCTAATAAATCAACATCTGTTGCCATTCTGACAAACACTGAATTTTCACTACTATAACTAGAAGTGGATGCCATCTCTTCGAACTCTTTAAACTTATCGGCGAAAGAGGTATCCATTCCGAATATTCCAGCAATAGAATCCCCAATGCCACTTGCCGATTGCAACGCTGTTCCACCGGCAAAGAGCGATAATCCAGCGCCGATGTCAGCAATTGCGCCACCGAGTGCCGATAATTTTGTAGAATCAAGTGTTTCAAATTCTTTTAAACTTGCTGTAAACGTCGACAATGCAGATCCTGTCAACCATGTTGCCCCTGCTATGCCTGCGCCGATAAGTGCTATTGCTCCGCCGATAGCAGTTGCACCGAGTAAAATCATTGGGGCTTGAGAGCCTAGCGCAGCGAGACCGGCCCCTATTCCTTGAATTGCTACGCCAGCGCCTTTTCCTAATCCCCCTAATAATCCACCGGCTGCACCACCAGCAGCGCCGCCTACTGCTCCGCCCATAGCTGGTAATCCTTTAAATAATAGCAAGAGGCCGGCTCCTATGGCAGTAGCAGCAGCAGCGAGAATAGCAGGGCTCTCGAATACAGAAGCTATGGTATCTCCGAAACCGCCGATAAAACTATTAATCGCTGCTGCGGGGTCGTCCATTTTTTCTGCAAAGGCAGTAATACCGTCAAGCCACTTAGAGAGCATATCGATAATTACCGGTAACTTTTCTCCAAGTTTAGTTGCAAAATCGATAATCTTCGGAACAACGGCAGTGACGCTCTTCTCGAATGACTCCCCGAAATTTGCTAAACTTTTAGTAAATGCTTCGTCATCGAATAGCCCACCGATTATTCTTTCAAACATGGTACTAATTACTTTCCACGCGTCTCGCATGCTAGCGGCGCCTGCGAGCTGATCCTTAATTATTTTATTTGTTGTACCTTTTTTCTTAGCTTCTGCCCACTGATCAGTTTCGTCCATATTTTGCAGAGTTTGCTTAATTTGCATCTGCAATGCCATTGCCTGTTCGCCGGCATCTCCCATGGTCCGTAACATATCCACATTTACGTTAGCAATAGTTTCGAAGGTTGCCCGTGTTTGTTCCTTCGACATTTCGGTGCCGCTGTTGATCTGTTTGTGCATATTGTTTATTGCTTCGACTGCGCCGGGCGCAGTCGAAGCAAATGCACCCATCATATCCGATCTCATTACAAACGGATCTGCAAGTGCATCGAACACCGAAGTTCTTAACTTTTCAGATTCTGGCCCAGACATAAACGACCCGAGATTCATAAATGCATTGCGCACTTCATCTGTTGCATTTTGCAAGAAAAACTTAGTTTGTGTCGAGCCTTCTATGGTACCGCGAATATTTTCTAGCATTTGCTTTTTAGAAATCCCCAACACATGACTCATTTCATCGAAATTTTGAAACAATGTCTCTGCTTGTCGAGTCTGCCTATTTAAATCTTGAGAATTAGTAAATGCTTGTGTACGTTGCATATCTATGTACTCAGCTAAAAATTCCGCACTTTCGGAACTAGTAGCACCTAAATGTCTCATGCGTTCGGTGAACTCTTTAGAACTTTTTGCAAATCTTTGTATTCCGTAGATGTTCAACGTATTACCGTATTCTTTTTGTAACTCCACTAATTCACTAAATTCCAAATTTGCTTCGCGTGCAGCCCAGGCAAACGTCCCCATGCCGCCGGTTATATTTTCCTGTGTACTGATTAAATTCATACCGGCAGCATTTAAATCCACTACCATACTCAGTTGTTTAGCAATACCGCCAGTTAACATGCCTAATCCGGTGATTGTTGCACCGATACCCCAGCCTACTAGTTGTTTAGCTGTAGATGCCACTGCATCACCGAACGATTTAGTCTTCTTAGTGCTCTCTTGTAATGCATTACTATTTCTATCGGACTGATTTTCAAGATCATCCATTGACTGCGTAAGATCATCGACTGCTTTTTGACCCGGCCCTAAGCCGCCACCTTTTTTAAGCGCAGCAACTTGTTGTTCGGATAATTTTTGCATTTTTTGGAGAGTGTTAAGTATTTCCGTAGACGTAGCCTCAGATGCCCACTGAGTTAAACCGCTGCCTATTCCTTCGATGACTACTGCATCAACCATAATTTATCTCCAACCGGTTTTAACGCTGATAAATAGCACTTAGTTACCTATTATACTTATTTATCAAGGAGATGATTAATGACACAGACCAACCCGCTAAGGCACTACTTTAGGCATGTCAAATTGTACGTATCTTTGCCTAGCGGAACTACATACTATACTCCGGATGTAATAGAATTCACCGATAGCGGCGAAGTGGGCATAATGCCGATGACAGCAAAAGATGAAATCATTACTCGAAATCCAGATGCATTACTTAACGGAGAAGCAATTTCGCAAATCATTAGCAGTTGCGTGCCGGCGGTGAAGGATCCTAAGAAATTACTAGCAAATGACATCGATACGCTGATGATTGCCGTTCGACACGCCACTTACGGCGACGATTTAGAAGTTAACGTAGCTTGCCCTAAGTGCGATCATGCTAATAAATTTTCCGTAAACATCACGCAAAGTTTAGCAACTATGGCTAAGCTAGATCCGGAATACGCGATTGAATTACAAGACGGTATTAAAATCTTCGTTAAACCTTTCTCTTATCAAGATACAATACTTGCTATGAGGGCGCAATTTGAACAATTTAAAATCGCTAAAAATATTAGTAACGATAAACTAAGCGACGACGACAGAGTGAAGATTTTCTCTAAAAGTTTTAATGAAATATCTAATCTAAACATGCAACTAATTAGCAATTGTATCGTAAAAATTACACAAGAAGAAGAAGATTTAGAAGTAGTTGAAAAACCATTCATATTAGAATTCATCCAAAATATCGAAAAACATGTTTTTAGCGAATTAGATTCGTTAATTAAAGAGATTAATTCAATTGGAGTCAATAAAACATTTAATGCAAAGTGCGAAAAGTGCGAACACGAATGGGAGGCGTCGATCGATTTCAATCCTATAAATTTTTTTACAGAGTCCTGATGTCTGCTGATTACGCCAAAATAGCAGAAGTTGTTCAGGGCATGGAAAAAGATCAAGATGCATTACACCATCAAATAGGTGATATATGTTATTGGATGAAGGGCGGTATTACCTGGGACGAAGCATGGGCACTGTCGTTTAGAGATAGAGAACGCTTGATTAAGAGCTTAAATGATAAAATACGCAAGCAAAGTGGAGACACGAGAGAGTATATGTAATGAACACTTTATTAAATTACGATTTTCCGAAAACAGACAAAGAGTGTTGGGAAAAATTCCCTCACTTGAACTGGGTTTATAACACTACGCGATTACTAGATTGTCAACATTTGTCATGGGCGCCTTTCCCTACAGAGGCGTTCACCCACGGAATAGAAATATTCATGTATGATAAGAAAATAAAATTTAGCAGCGAAAATTTATCATCGCTCGTGTATGTTTCTCCGCCCACAGGAAAATTAGTTACCACTGAAGTAATTATTCATAAAGGTGAGATTAAATGGCTAGGGCATATTACTTCACCTAATACCATTTCCGAAAGTATCACCGGAGACATAGACCTCTGTATAAATGCTTTTGTTACGTTATACTTTAAAAAGTTCACAGGAATTATATCTGTAGATACAATCGGGCATTACATATATGCAGTAAGGTTAAGACCTACACATAGCATGGGCAGTTTTTATTCAGAAGAAGCACAAAAAATTTTAAAGAAGATATTTAAAAAATAAATTAATACAAATTTAGCCGCTTTAAATAGCGGCTTTTTTACGACTTTAATCCCTGAACTAAAACTCGTAGCTATCCATTATTCTCTATCATACTCAGTGGCAAGCCACTGTAAAAAATAAATGCAGTTAAGCTCACATTCGTTCGCTTCTGCATTTATTTTTTAATTTCTTTAATATTAGATATAACTATTATTTTACAGTTTTAATTCTTCTGCTTTTGATCCACTACTACCTGGTGTGGAAGATATTTGTCATATAACGGTAACTGAATGCTCGCGCCTAAGCGCGATGCATTCGGTCGTTATTACCCGTTACGCGGGTACTTTAAAAAAACTGTAAGACATATAAAACCTGTCTTACAGTTTTTTTAACAATAACGCACAACCTGGTTAGTTGTCCTATTTCTCATACAGTCGTACTTAACCCGATGTTAAGTCACCTAAGCGAATGATTAGTTACGCAAAGGGGGCGGTTAGCCGGTACCACGACCCGTCAGTCTAGCGGAAGCCAAAGTAGTCGCTAATGAGGACGAACTAAATTGACCAATGTTGCGCCATGCTATTAAATCGTTAGCATATTCTTTTCTATCCTATACATATAGGGCGCAGAGCAAAATCTTTTTTGGTGGGATCTTGTGACACCCAAGCTCCGAACGGCCGCCACTACAACGCCGTCCTCAATGGGATAGTTTATTAGACTATAATTAGGTCACTTGTTCAGAATTTAAGATTAGAAGCTAATCTAACCACATTAAATCCTTTTTGCCCATAACAAGGGGCTGCAAATATATTTAATTGGGAGTTTTAATAAGTAAAATAAGAACGCTGCTCACCATTCCCGCTCTAGCGTTATTGTCGGGGGCTATTGTTTATATATTTAAATTATGTTATGCTGTATTTGACGCCCTATCCACTAGCAATGTCATGGGAGCGGTTTGTATAGTTTATATGTAATATCTATAAGTTTTTTAAGTAAAGGTATTTATGTTGTCGTTTTAAAATCTGTTGTAAAAAGTGGTCACGTAAAAAAGAACGTATCTTCGTTTGCTAACACTGTTTCTAATTTATAACCGTAGTATCCTTTGTATTTAAGTTGGCATTCGACTTCGTCTAGCGGTGAGTCTAAAAATACAATTTCTTTTACATTATTGTATTTTATTATTAACATCATTGCTTTGCCGGCACTTATACTATCTTGTTTAGCTTGTGCTAGCCAGCCGTCCCACTGTGTTACTTGTTGATCGAATACACTTTGGAATGTAGGCGCTGATTTATAGTGCTTACATTCCAAAGTATACTTAAAATCTCGCGGACAGATTAAATCGCCGAATACAGCATAATCCAAATTATGCGTTGTAGTTCGGCGAGCGTTTGAACCGCCATAAAATGACCCCGAATCCGGATTCCTCTGAAAACCTTTTTCCACTTTTAAGTGCGTTTTAAATCTGTCAGACAGTAAATTTGCAATCTTACGTTCAAAATTGTTCCCTTTTGCTTTGCCGTTAACTGCCTTTGATTTAGTTGTCATACTACTATGTATCATTAACGAAATCTAGATCGTATTTAAAATGGTTTATTTACTCTCCGGTGCAAATGTTGTAAATCCGTTCTCCTTTACAACTTGCAGTATGTTGCTAACTCGCCCGTTTAGTTCGTCTCGATGGCTAATTAAGAAGATGTTTCTATGCTGATCTCTGCTCATTTTCTTTAACACACCTAATGCACTTTCCACACCTGATGTATCTAAACCGTTATCTAAAAGTTCGTCGATGAACAATAAATTAATACGATCGTTTAAACTTTCGTAAACATCCCTAAACGCCCATGACAGCGACAGAATTAAACGAGTCCTTTCGCCGCGACTTAGATTATCAAAGTCGAAGTCTCTACCGTACTGTGTTATTTCTACTTCCAAGTCCGATTTAAACTTAACTTCGTGCGGTAATCCCACTTTAGTTAAATAGTTCGATAGTCGACTATTTAGGTATGCAAGATTTTGATCGATAATCTTTTTTCGAATAAAACTATCCTTGTTTGTTAGTAATTTAAGCAAGAATTCCTGATGATCCCTTAGAGATGTCATGGTGTTCATGAATTCGTAATCAACTTTCTGCAACGCACCTTTGCGCAAAGAATCTACTTGATCTTTATACGGATTCTTTGTGTTAGCTTCCCTCTCTAGGTTATTTGTCAACTCTAGTAGAGTTGATTTATGATTTAATGCATCCTCTAATGTTTCATAATACGTATTGATATCCTCTTCGACTTCTAAAGAAACCATTTTTTCTTCTATTTCTGCGAGATTAGATGTCTTTTCGTTTATCTTTTCCGATAAAATAGTAGCTTCTGCTTCGTATTCTGCATGTACTTTTTTGTGTGTACTCTTGTCCATTTCTTGGCTACAAGTAGGACAGACTTTTTCTGTCGATTTACTAAGGTGAGTATTTGTGGCTGCAAGATTTTTCGTATAGAGCGCAATTTCTTTTTTAAGTGCAGTTACTTCTTGATTTAGTGTTTTGTATTCGGCATAAACAATCGCAGATTCTGCATTCTTTTTGTGTGCATTAATCTCAATAGTGATATCTAGGTGTTCGAGCGCAACAATCTTTTCACTGTACTCTTCTAGCTGTGTGCTTTTAGATTTTTCCCACGCTGCACTTTTTATCTCAATAGATTTGATATTATCTTCTATTTTTTTATTAGCTTCGTTAGTAGCTTTGATGCGAAATTCTTCTTCCTTGATAGCATCTTTGACTTCTTTTAGTTGTACTTTTAGGTTTTCTGCTTTTTCCGATAGCTTAGTAATACCTAACAATTGTTCAATTAAATCGCGCTGTTCGTTAGATTTTAATGCAAGAAATGGTTCGTTATATGTATTGAGTGCAATGATCTGCTTAAACATATCGTGCGTAATACCGATGGTGTTCTCGACCTCAACCTGTGTCAACCGGCTATCGCCCTGAGCCTCATCGGTTTCGCCGTCGTGCGCAATACCATTTACAATAAATTTAAAAATGTTAGGCTTACGCCCTCTTTCAATTCGATATACCGTTCCGTCTTTCTCAAATTCGATTGTTACCATCATGCCTTTAGTATTAATTTTGTTAACAAGATTGTCTTTTTTAATCTTAACTAACGCTTCCCCATATAAGGCATAAGAAATAGCATTTAGGATTGAGGATTTACCAGTGCCGTTTCTATTATCGTTGCCGCCGAGGTCTAAATTCTCGCCTAATACCAGTGTCAATTCCTCGTCAGTAAATGTCACGGCTTGTGACACATTCCCCACTGAAAGAAAGTTTTTAACTGTAATATTCTTTATGTTTATCATAGGTTATTGTAGATTTCCAGTAATTTAGTTCTGTCAAAAGTCTCCGTATCTAAGTTAGCCAACTGCTCTGCTACTAATTGGTCGATAGTCTGGAACCCAATTTCTCCCTCAAATTCTAACTGTTCTTCCGATGCTTTGTCGTACACGAATTTTATTTCTCTTAAATTATACGTTTCTGTAAAAGTGTCTTTCATGAAGTTTGCATCTTCGTATGTAATGTCTGAATCGAGTGTAACCCGGACAAATGTTTTTGGTTTCAGATATTCATCGGTATTATCTAAAAGTTCCGATAAAAAACAAGTAATATATCGCGGACCGTCCTCCCAGTTCACATACTCCGGCGCCCCGCCCCATTCTAAAAACATAGCACCTCGATCAAAATCCCATGCATCGGCATAGTTGTGTCCGAATGGGTTGCCGATGTAATGGATATTACCTTGTTGCTGTCTCTTATGAAAATGCCCACTAAAGACATAGTCCTGGTGCTTAAACTGTGTGCGGTTTATTGTACCGTGATCCGGCATTTCTATTTGCGCATTCATCTTAAACCCAGGTATTTCAAAGTGCCCAAATACGTATTTAGACTTAATGTCTTTGATAGTCTTCCACTCGTCTTCTACTAGCCACGGGACAATTGCAACATCCCCGTCTATTAGCGGTTCGTCTACGACAGTGACGTTACTTAGGTACGTTCCTGCAATTAATGAGTGAATTTCACGCTTTTCTCTATAAAATAAGTCATGATTGCCTGCAATAAAATATACTTGCTCGAAGTTATCGCTGAGATATTTTATATTAGATGCACTATAATTTAGTGTAGACACGTTTACGTTAGAACGATGATGGTGAAAGTCACCTAGCATAATGCAGGTTTCGCATCCGCGCGCCTTTGCCTGCCTTACAAACCACCGAACAAAGGCTTCGCAATCGTCATTATGTTGACGACTGTTATTCTTTAGTCCAAAATGGATATCAGTGAAGGTTGCGACTTTTTTAAACAAATTCCCTTTAATCATTAATCCGTTCCTTTTAGTCTTGTTCGGAGTCGTGTTCTCTTATTTGGCGCAGCTCTTCTTCAACTGCTAGTTGTCGAGTAAAACTCGGCATTTGCCCAGCGGCTTGTAATAGGTCATCGCGTAAATCTTGATTTTTCTTTTCGGTATTAAGCACCCGGGTAAAGCTATTGCTTATCGAAGCAGTAAAGTACGAAAAAGGATTATCACTTTTTGCTTCGTTAAACTGCAAACCCATTTGTGATAGTTGTAATAACGCCTGTCCCTTCATCTCATCTAAATAGGTGTATCCTCGCCAATTTGATCTCTGACTATACTTGTTTACCATTAAGATGAACATTCTTGCTAATTTATCGGTTATGGACCCGCAAGAGACGTTGAATTCACCATTTTTAAAATGCGAAACAAGAACTTCTTTTAATTGAATAATTTGATTGCCGTGATCGTCTAACACGTTTTCTAGCATGTAATGCTTGAATGGTATAAAATTTACTCGGCATTTAGTGTCTGCTTCTGATTTAGGATTCTTTTTTCTGCCGGCCATAAATGGTATATGTTCGTATGTTGTAACACGAAATACTAAGTCATCGTTTGGTATTAGCGTCGGGTCTGATCTAAATTCAGCTAATTTAGGCTTTACTGCCGGTTTTAAAGCTATCGCGGCTTTATAGGCTATATCAGCAAGTTTAGCTTCTCTTTTAATCTTTGCAGCTTCAATGTTTTCGGGCAATAGTGCATCTTCTTTACAATCTAAAATTAGATCATAATCGCCGTGACGAGGCACTGCATATTCACAATAAGATAATTTACTCTTGTGAATTTCAGTTAACATGTCTTTATTATTTAGGTAATTTACCTTAGGTGCGATCATATACTCTCCATGTATAGTGTTTCTCCATTGTGTAATTGTACACTATTTGACGCACTTTGTCAACTGTTTCTTAATAAAAATCTCCGATTTTTTGAAATGATAAATATAAGATATACAACATGTCGGGGTAAGCAATGGCGTTTATAAATAGCATGAATGGAATGTTTAATTCGACCAGAACGTCGATTACTACTGCATATCAGTCCGCAAAAACAGCAGCTAACGGCGCATATGATGCTGCTTACGATAAATTCACAGATTTAACAGGCATCGGCGGCGATGTCGAATCAGTAGCAAGTTACGGTCCGCAAACGCGCGGTGGTAAGAGAAGAAAAAAGATACCAGGGGTTCCACCGAATGTAGTAGCGCCGCCGGAAGATGTTATGCAAGGAAGGGCAACAATTTCTCCAATGGGAAGTGGCGCAATGTTGTTCGGCGGCGCAGGCGCAATAATGGAACCACTAAGGGCGAGAGGTGCGTTGATATTTCCGTATACCCCAACATTGCAAGTAGGCTCTACTGCCGAGTACGAACCTTCTAATATTTCGCATACCATAACTAAGAATCAGTCTTATACAAGAACATTTATCAACGAAATAGTGTTGTCAGCTGAGTTTACCGCGCAAACACTCGAAGAAGCAAGATATATGCTAGCCTGTATGCACTTTTTTAGATCAGTTACAAAATCTTATTTTGGCGAATCCAACGGTGATCTTGCAGGCGCTCCGCCGCCGGTGGTAAAATTTAACTATCTCGGTGATCAAATGTTTAATAATGTTCCTGTAGTGATTAAGGGCTATACATATACTTTGCCACCGGACGTAGACTATGTAATAATAGATCAAGCAGGAATAAGCACTCAGGTGCCAGCACACCTTACTATGCAGATTACTATGGATGTTTATTACAATCCTTTAATGACTCGGACAGTATTTAACTTAGCAGAATTTAAAAATGGCAATCTATTATCTAACGGGTTTATATAATGAAAGCGACTAGCAGATATATAAAAACACCGACAGTTGAATTTTATCTAGATATATGGAATCCTAGATCTATCGAGGCGTCGCCTAATGATGCCCTATTCGAACTCGACCCTCGGTATAATAAGCGGCCTGATTTACTATCATATGATTTATACGGGACTGTGGACTACTGGTGGGTTTTTGCTATACGAAACATGGACACACTTGTAGACCCGATAAACGACTTTATCACAGGGACAATTATTTATATTCCGTCACTGTCGTCTATTACACAATAGGAACAAAAAATGACAATGCCATTTTCGGAAATAGATTTTCAGTCTAACTATCTAGATAGAGTAGATTTAGCAACGTACCATATTATATTTTATATGTTACCGATCGACCGCGAACTTACATTTGACGCTATAGACCCTAATAAAGGTGGAGCAATCATAGCAGAATCTGGGGTAACAGGGCAAATTACAATCGATAATTTGTACAGCAGGGCATATACTGCGGAATCAGCGCACTATAACAAAAAAGCAACAATGCAAGGCCAAAAGATTACCTTTACCTTAAAAGAACACCAGGGGTCTGGATTATTCGATAAAATAAGGTATACTGCGCGACAATTAGGCAACAATAGCTTTAATGTCGAGACCGGTCTCTATTATCTAGAAATATCTTTTAGGGCAAATAATTACCCTAATTCGTCAGATGCTATAAAATTGCCGATGGTTTATAGGTGGCCATTTAGGATTCAGACAATTGTGGCTCAAGTTACGCCTGCTGGTGCCACATATGACGTTGTCGGGTACCACGAAGCGCAGACATCGTTGACCAATCTTAGTCAACCCAACGGCACAGTTACATTAGACCAATCAAAGGCAGTAAACGCAAAACCGACAACAATTGCCCAGCAAAGCCGGTCGAGCCCAGCTACGAAATACAGTGCTGCTGTGTCGACTAGGACAAAACCGAAACAGTTACCTTCTCCATTACTCAATCGAGGCCAAGATCAGTACGCAGCAAGAGTTGCAGCACTTCAAGAACGTAGTAGCCAAGCGGTACAATCTAGTTTAGGTTCACTCAGCAGCTCGGTGCCTGCTGTAGCTGCATTAAATCGTGGCAAAATTGCAGTTTTACCTAAACTAAGATCATCGTCGGTGATCGACTTTAATGACATTAAAAAAAGCAGTGCTATATCAGCTTCTAGTCGCAGCGTTCCGCCGGATTTTATTCCTAGCGGTATGGATTTAGTAGAATGGCAAAGAATTCTTGCAAGCGATCCCGAGTTTGCTCAGGTTCTCTACGATGCAGAAAACAAAGAAGCAATCGACCCAGTCGAAGAAGAAAGAGTTCGTCAGCAAGAAGAACTAGCCGAAATAGAGAGACTTGGACTCAATAATCGAGTGTACGATCCTGCTGCCGATCCTAGAAATCTCGGAGGACAATCGTCCTTGTCGATCAGTGTAGGTTCGGTGGGTACTGCATTGGAAATTTTAGCTCAAGAACTAACAGAACGATCTAAAGCCGACGGCATGAATATAGAATATAACATTGTAGTGGACAACATAATTCATCAAATGAAAATGCGTGTTGATGCCGCCGGCGACCAAGGTCGATGGACTACTATGAACTATAACGAAGCCCAACAAAAATGGGTATTTACCTGGGCTCCAGGTACTAGCATAGATACTATGATCAACGATGTCATTTTATCTTCCCCGGATTATCAAGCATATTCGATAAACAATTCTGTTGCAAACGGTCAAAGCGGTGAACCCGATGGACTTAAAAAAATACATAAAATAACATCGACGTCGTATAACGACCGAGGTGCTCCTCCGGCCGATGCAAACGATGTAGCGGAAATACAAATTGTAGTAGAATCGCAATCGACTTACGTCTATGTAACAAAAGAAGATCAAAATACAAATCCCCAGTCACTAGCAAGATCGTTGTCAAATAATGGCCAATTAAGAAAACGTTATTTTTATTTGTTCACAGGTTTAAATGATCAGATAATTAACCTAGATTTAAAATTTGATTATGCCTGGTATATTAACTCCCCTATACCCGAGTATGTAGATACTGTAACCCCAAATCAAAGCGGCACAGGCGAAGTTAAGACAATCGTTAAGCCGGAAGTTAAATTACCGACAAACGAAAACACAACAGCTAAACCTTTTAACCCCGTAATCAACGACGTGCGGCAAAAAGTATTATCAACCGCGACGGCGACGCCAATTACACAAATTCCGTTGTTGAAAGGGGAAAACCCCGCCGTACCAGTTGCCGGCGATTTATTGATAACCGATGCGTATAAAGCCCGACAAGTCCGCGAAGAAACTGCTAGAAAAGCCCAAGCAGAACTAAATCAAAGGCAAGATGCGTCTCTCCAGCAGCGCAGCAATATCAGGTTTGTCGAAGATGCCTTTGCAGGAAAAACTTCCGCCGATATAGTGGCACTTATGTCAGAAGGTAAACCGACTACATCTAGGTCGATATATAATCAAGCAGCTTCAACTCGAAATCCAACCGAAGGTACTAAGGCTGTTTCTCAGCCAAAAGGGCGGGGCCGCCCTTTTGTAAATAGCATGTTTGCTGCGGCATTTAACGCAACAGGGGATTTAGCAAACATAGAAATGAAAATAAAAGGTGACCCATACTGGTTAGGGCATACCGGAACAACCAGTATAGCATTACCGAGTGAAACGGGTGTACCTTATTTTGTACTATCTGTAAAAAATCAAGAATTATACGATATTACCACCGGCCTGGCAGTTCCGTCTGGGCCGTACGCTGATGGATTATATCAAGTAAAAATGGTAGATACTGAATTTATTGCGGGTGCATTTACGCAAACTCTGTTTGCTTGTGTAAATCCGGCAACAATAGACTTAGATTTAAGTGGTTATAGTGGCAGGATCCCATAAATGTCAACAATAGATTATAATAGTGTAGGACAAACCACAACTGTTGGTCGTCCTTACATCGGGGTTGTAAAAAGAACCGAAGACAGCAAGCGCGCCGGAAGAATACAAGTGTGGATTCCCGAATTAAAAACGGTCGAAACCGACGAAACTGGCTGGATTACTTGCGATTATTGTTCTCCTTTTGCTGGCACAACAAATATTGCAGATGCTTCGCAAACAGTATCTGACACTAGTCAAGGTACACAATCTAGCTACGGATTTTTTGCGGCTCCGCCAGATATCAACAACGAAGTTGTTGTAATGTTTATTGGTGCTGATATAAGCAGAGCAATATATATCGGGTGTTTATTTGGTGAACACATGATGCATCAGGTTCCGGCTATAGCAGCATCGAGCAAGAACAGAAATATCAGCAAACCAGTTCCTGTCACGGAATACAACAAGAACGATAGATCGAATGCCGGCAAAGGTGCTAACGTGTCCCGCCCTTGGAACGAAACTAGAACGAATGGGATCGGTGCGCAGGGTCTTATAGCCGATCCCATTCGCGGAATAACAACGAGCTCAGTAATGAGAGAATCACCTTCGGCGGTATTCGGAATGATAACGCCTGGTCGTAAAAAGGGCAAAAGCAGAACAGGTGGGCATTCGTTTGTAATGGACGACGGTAATGCAGAAGGAAAAGATTCTTACATAGGATTCCGCACAACCAACGGTGCAAGTATACGCATAGATGACGCCAACGGTTTAATTTACGCCATTAACTCGAAAGGCACAGCATGGATACAAATGGATGCCGACGGAAACGTAGATATCTTCGGTGCTAAATCTATGTCTGTCCGCTCGCAAGAAGACATTAACTTGCGCGCAGACAGGAATATAAATATCGAAGCAGGGCAGAACATTAACACAAAGGCAGTAGCCGGTAAAATTAACATCGAAGCACAAGCAGGTGTATTTACAAAAAGCAACGCAAAAGTGCAAATAGATGCCGCTGCAACATACAGCGTAAAATCTACCAATTTCAACATTGCCGACAGCGGGGATACATCGGCAACAGGGAAGATAGTTGCCTCTGGAATTATGTTTGCACCAGACTTTAAAGCCCCTGGTGTGGGACTAATAGGGCATATACACGGTAACAGCCCCCCTCCTTCTCAAGCCGGCGGGAGCAGCGGAGCAGTAACCGGATCGACAGTACCGCCGATACCTAAAACTAGCAAAACAAATGTAAAGTCAGGATTCGCCGGCACAACTAGTGTCACTGTTGCCGGCCAGGGTGCAGCGATACCTAATTATTGGTCGAGGGAGACCGAGTCGATTGAGACTATTGTATCTCGTCTTATGACCTACGAACCTTGCCCGGAACATGTTAACAAAGGTCAATAAAAAAGGCGCCTAGGCGCCTTTTTTATGGTTTTAATTATGCGTTTTTCAGCATAATTTCGATTTCGTCAAATGCTAAATTCACATCGACGAACGGCTCGGTGATTATGTACTTTTTAGTTTTATAATCGTACATACCGTAGACTAGGATTTTACCTTCTTTTGCTGAAATCGGATAAAATCGCTTGCCGCCGCGACCGTTGCGCTCTTCTGCTAGTTTTACTAGCTCGTCAAAACGACTTACGTTGATTTTTTTGCTCATAATACCGTAGTATCCTTTGCAATGATTGGGATGGTTTCTGCAAGACAACATAGTTTGTTTGCATTGCGTGTATTATAGCGCAATCTAACACAGTTGTCAACCGCTGTTTGCAGCGTTCTTTTAAAAATTTTCAAGCTAAATTAACCCCATTTTTTTAGATGATAAATAAGTTAAACTGTAAAAGGATGGATAAGAAATGGCTATTATTACAAAAGAAGACATTGTTGCGCTTCCTATCTATAAGGGATTTTCTACATTCCAGCGCCTTGCGCCTCCATTTACACTCACTAACGTAGAACTGGTTAAGCAAGATTTACTGAACACGTTTCATACACCGATCGGCAGTAGAGTGATGCTACCTTTGTTCGGAAGCAACATACCGCAATACATGTTTGAACCGTTTGATGAAGCGACCAGGCAGGCAATTATTAACGATGCAATAAACGTAGTGAAAAGCGAGCCGCGAGTATCGTTGCAAGATATAGATGTGGCAGATTTCCAGTACGGTCTCAGAATAGAACTAATTTTAATGTTCCTTCCGGGTAATTTAATTGACACGCTATATGTAAATTACATTAGAGAAGAAACCCAAAACTAAAGGAATTACCATGAGTCAAGTTGTTAGACAAAGCAAGCTGTTCGCAGCAGAAGATTTCACAAAGGTATACAAATCATTTCAGAATATTGATTTCACTGCATATGATTTTGATACTATTAGGAATGCATTAGTACAATATATTCGTGTGCAGTTCCCCGAAGACTTTAATGACTATATTGAGAGTTCCGAGTTTATTGCAATTATTGAATTATTAGCGTATTTAGGGACTAGCCTTGCATTTAGGGTTGATCTAAACTCCCGCGAGAACATAATGGACACGGCAGAGCGCCGTGAGAGTATTATTCGTCTTGCTCGGTTAATCAATTACCAACCTAAGCGAAACATTGCAGCATCTGGCTTGTTTAAAGTTAATTCACTGTCGACTACACAACCTCTTACGGATTCAGTAGGCAATTCTATTGCTAATGTTAACGTGTTCTGGGGTGACCCTAACAATCCGGACTGGTTTGATCAGTTTGTTACTATCCTTAATGCATCATTGCAAACTACTAATCCATTCGGCAGACCGTCTAAGTCGGGCACAGTAGGTAATATACCGACTGATTTGTATGCATTAAATAATGTGCTTCGATTGAACGTAACTCAGCCTATTACAATAAGCGTAAATGGCGAACAGCTAGCATTCGATGTTTGTAACCCTAACTTCGAAGATCAAGGTGCATTCTTCGAGAGACAGCCTGATCCAACGGAATCGTTTAATCTTATATATAGGAATGACGGCCAAGGAGTTTCGTCTAATAATACCGGTTTCTTCTTATTCTTTAAACAAGGTAAGCTAGAAAGCAACGACTTTAGATATGACTTCCCTGAGCCGAGTCGATTGCAACCATTGCCTAAGACTAATGTTAACCAAACCGATGTATATGTTCAAGAGATTGATCAAAACGGTACAGTTTTACAAAAATGGACTAAGGTTCCGTCCGTTAACGGTACAAACGTGATTTATAACTCCATTGCGTTTCAAGAAAGGAATATATACGAAGTAATATCGGAAGTCAGCGATAAAGTTACTATAAAATTCCCCGATGGTAACTTTGGGAATGTGCCTACAAACATTATGAGATTCTGGACACGTTCTAGCATCGGCCGTAACGTAATTATACGCCCGGAAGATGCACAGTCGATACAGATTACAATGCCTTATGTAGGTGTGGATAATCAACGCTATAGCTTAACAATCACATTTTCGCTAGAATACACTGTTGCAAATGGTTCTTCTGCAGAGAGCAATGAACAAATTAAAGATCGTGCTCCTCAGACTTTTTATACACAAGAGCGAATGATTAACAACGAGGACTATAACGTATTCCCGTTACTTTACGGCAGCGAAATTGTAAAATTAAAGTCTGTTAACAGGACTTATTCGGGTAACAGTCGTTACATAAATGTAAATGATCCAACTGGGTTCCACCAAGATTTGGTAATCATAGGCGAAGACGGTGCTATATTCAACGAGAACGAAGAACAAAGAGAAGTACGAGAAATCGATAAGAACGTAATCGGATTATTGTCTGACGTCGTGTTAGAAGAATTACAGAATTTTATGTTAAATCAACGACTACGTAATTTCTTCTATAATAATTACATGGCATCGTTTGCCGAACAATTCTCTTATGTGCCGCCGGAAGGCAGCGCAGATGCGCCTATTCCCTTTACTTATTTTGATTTTACTACAGAGACCTATTGGAAAACTGCCCCTGATAAATTTAAGAATGACACGGGATTCTTGATTAAAGACTTAGACACCACGATACCGAATTGGCCGTACGGTCCGGCAAGTGGCTCTAACTACAGTAACATTTTTTCGACAGTAGGTGTTCCGTATAAATTTGTTGTACCAGGCGCAATATTAACACTATCTGTAGAAAATTCCAGTGGTGAAGAAATTAACACCGTGTCCTCATCTGTTACTTCTGTCTCGAACAATGGAATGGCGTATGACACTGCTATCACATTAGTCGGCCCGATAGAATTAGGCTCAGAAGTAAATGACCTATTGCCTGCAAAAAATATTATTCCTAATTTCAGATCTATGTTTAATGCAAACGACCCGATGCAAGATATAATAGACCGAATTAACGCCACTGGTAGCTTCGGTCTAGGCTACGACGTGATCAACGATCTATGGTATGTGCTAGACGTATACGATACTGCAAACGAATTCGGTTTACAAAGAATAGGAATACCCGATAATCCGACAACTAACGACCAGTTAAGTACGACTTACGCACCTAGCTGGTTAGTCACTGTAAACGTCACTAAAAATAGTTACGAATTTGTTTCTAGAGGGACTGCAACTATATTTCAGTCACTTAGGCAAATTAGATTTTACTGGGACCCCGAATACAAAGTGTATGACTCTAAAACAGGGGAATCGTTGTACGATCAGATTATAGTTCTTGCCGACATTAATAATTCCTCCGAAGTAGAAACATGCGTTTGTGACGGCACCACAGTCACTCGCCCGGTACCTCTTAAAAACTCCATAATATGGAATCCAGTGGGCATGTTCACGCAAGACGATGGTTTTAGGGATCCGTCTAAAATAGAAATCATGCCTGCAGATCTAAACGGCGATGGATTGCCGGATTATCCGATGAGTTTTTTCATGCTTGCTAACCCAAAGGCAGAAGTAGTAATAGAAACCTATACCGACTTCGACGGCTACGAAAAAACAAGACCGTGGGTGTCTGCATGGAACACAACGCTGCTAAATATGACAAACACTGATCAGCTTACCTTAGTGATCCCCACCGCCGGGTCTACAATCGGTACTACCGCAACTGCTAACGAGATCGGGTTTAGGATAACAGAAGGAACTAGCAACACTTTTGTCCCGTTAAGTTCGGCTGACTTGTTTATGTCGATGTATGTACCGACCGGTGGTGGAAAAACTGTTCCAGAAAGAATAGCAGAATTACTAACCACTAGCATCAATGATCCGGCTACATTCGAAAATGCAAAAAGATTTGTAACAATTATGCAAGACGGCAAGACAGTGCGCAACGGAGTTGTCGGCACAAACATCTCCGATCAGAATTATTATAATTTTAGAGTTGTAAGAACCGATGTCGAGACTTATGTCGAGACTGTAGTCGACAATAAGTACTTCGGATATCCAGGTATATCTTTAGAACAGAATTCTTTAGTTCCGCCAAACGAAGTGAAAGGGCTAACAATCAAATGGAAACATTATGCGCCTGCAGATCAGCGAATCGATCCTAGTGCATCTAATATCATCGATATGGTTGTTTTAACTGACGCTTATTACAGAGATGTTTTGTTGTGGAAAAACGAAAATAAGCCTGCATCAGAATTTCCTAAAGCACCGACTACAGAAGAATTGCGTATACAATTCGGCGAGTTAAATGAATTCAAGAGTATCTCAGATGCGTTAGTATTTAATTCAGGTAGTTTCAGGGTACTGTTTGGCAGAAATGCTATTCCGGAGTTGCAAGCTACTTTTAAAGCAATTAAGCTACCGTCCTCGACAATCAGCGATAACGAATTAAAAACTCGAATCGTACAAGCAATTGACGTGTTCTTTGAAATAAGAAATTGGGACTTTGGTGAAAAATTTTATTACACAGAATTGGCTGCATACATTCATTCTACACTGTCTCAGTCGTTAAGTTCTGTGGTAATTGTTCCTAAGAAGGAAGAAGCCCAGTTCGGTGACTTATTTGAAATTGTTGCAGGATCAACTGAGTTATTCTTATCTACTGCAACAGTGGCTGATGTAGAACTTGTTACTAATTATACAGAAACTAATTTGAGAGTATAACACATGGCAAATAAGACAGATACAATTAAACAGCTACCGGCGATTTTTCAAACAGTCGTCGAACGTAAATTCTTTGATTCTACATTCGATCAAGTATTCTCTAAGAAAGATTCCGAAAGATTAACTGGGTATATCGGTCGTCGTATCGGCGGATCTTACAATCCTAACGATGATTTTTATTTACCAGAGCCTACTAAGGACCGCACCTGGTATCAGTTAGAACCGATGTCGTCGGTACTTAATGTCGATACTCTGGCTCGTACTAATCAATTCTTTTACGATGATCTCATTAACACTATACAATTCTACGGCGGAAACGTCGAAAATCACGACAGGCTGTTTAACTCGTTCTACTACTGCTATTCTCCACCTATAGATGCTGACAAGTATGTAAACTATCAGAACTATTTCTGGTTACCAGATCGACTACCTATTATTAGTGTATATAACGTCGATGACACAGCAGTTGAAACTGAAATTTTAGGCAATGCCCAGTATATTGCGCCGAATGGGTTTAAATTTATTAACTCCATTATTGTTAATTTCCCCGATTCAGTGTCGTATCGAGATCCGTACACAGTGATAAACGTGGGACGTTCGATTAATTTTATCCCCGATTATCCAGAAATACTTACAGTAAAGAAGTATAATCTGTTGCCGTGGGACAGCAAAGTATCGGTAGCCGGCACAACTGTTAATAATAATGCATGGGGTATGCTGCCGTGGGATGCAATTGATTCGACTACAACTACACCGGATTATATTACAATGGAAATGGGGTCCATAGATAGGAATGCCTGGTCTAGGACTAACAAGTGGTATCACATTGATACAATAAATGAAGTTGTGTTAGCGACCGGTACTTCTTTTCCGAATAATGCGGTAAGAGCTCAACGGCCTATCTTGGAATTTTTTAAAAGCATAGAACTATACGGCTCTGGTAGCAACTTTGTAGCAGATGTGAATTACTTCTTAGCTAGCGGTACCCCATCGGAATTTGAGTGTAATCCTTTAGTGGAAAATTTTAATACTATAACATTTAACGATGTACAAGGCACCCCTTTATCTGTAGTGAAACTCATTCCGTCGCTTTCTACAATTTCTGCAGGAGAAACGCTAGTGTTCCCGTGCGATAGTTCGGGAGCATATCTGCTGAATGCAGAGTGGGCAGCCGGCATTAACAATAAATGGGATACATTAAACTGGGATTCTTCAGTTATTTTAGACGAAAACGGCGACCCTGTTCCGGTTAAGAACTTTGTTTGGCAAGTAGTTATACGAAAAGATTCGTACGGAGTAGATACCGTCGTATTAGTTCCTTACATTAGTCAAGCTAACGTAACCAGAGCTTCGTCCCCTGCTGTGGCAGAAATGAAAGACGGCGACATTATACTAATTGTTTCGGGTAGAACAAGATTCGAAGATCCGGTTGCCGGGCATTACGGAGAAACGTATTACTTTAGCAACGGACTATGGAGACTCGCTGCTAACCAAAAAACCGGAAATAATCAACCGCTGAAATTTAATTTATACGACATTGAACACAACAGCTTAGACTCGCCTACCTACCCAGATAGTAACTTTCGTGGAAGTGAAATATTTTCCTATAAAGTAGACGACGAGCCCAATGCAGTTGTAGATCCTGTGTTAGGTTTTCCTATCGTATATAAATCCTTAGGACAAACATCTGACATTATGTTTGAAAATGATTTACAGGTAGATAGATATGAGTACGTAATAGACTCTTCCATTTATCCCATTATCGGCTACTACTACTACAAAAAAATAACCGGAACCGACGAAGACATATACGAAAATTCGTGGTACTCCGTTGCTAACTTTAGTAAGCAAGATGTAATAGAACACTATGTAGTCATAGATGAAACAGACGATGAATTTATTCTAAGTGTCGCCCCGTATGAACAATCTATCGACAATTTAATTGTTAAGGTTGACGGCGTGCCCACCGATAAGTTCACATACGCTCTTAAAAATGGTAACCCTGTTATAAAAATTACACAAAAGGTTAAAAAAGATCAAGCCATTGAAATAGCTATCTACACATATGATTACTTAACCAGGACAGACACCGGATATTTTGAAATACCTCAACAGCTCGAAGCTAATCCAGTTAACGCAGAAGTAAAAGAACAGAGCTTCGGGGAATTCAGCATACACTTCGGTACTATCATGGAAAATCAGATAGGGTTCGAGGGAAGTCCACTCGGGTATAATAACTATAGGAATACTGCAAGAGATCCGTCCCTAGGTACAAAGATCTTACAAAACGAATCTTCATTACTAAAATCAATGTTCGTATCCGGCAACGATGATCTAAACGCAATACGTGCCATTCGTTTCGCCGGTAACGACTACGTAAATTACAGAGCAAAATTTTTAAAAATTGCTACTCAATTGTGGAACAGAGGTTTTAAACCCTTTATACAACAAGGCGATTTAGAACCAGATCTATGGTTAGAAGAAATTTTAAAAGTTATTACAGTATCTAGGGAGTTTTCTTCCGCATTTGCATACTCCTACATGCTTGCTCGTTCAGACGTTTTTAGTGCGGCCGAAATCGTGAATACGTCAGCTAATGAGGTGTACACTCCGTTACCGGTCGACCTAACCGATCCTCGCAACGCAATGTACTTATATCACGTGACTGATGCCTTCAATAATAACATTTACTCTAATAGTCAACTATTAGTTGTGAACGTTGATTACGACATTGTTGATTACACTACCGGTGCGTTTGTGTTTAAACCTGCAGGTCAGGTTCAGATAGGCGACAAAATTGCAATTCGTGTGTATAACGATAGTATTCCTGCTTACTTACCTGCTACTCCTACTAAACTAGGTACCACAACTGCGCAAATACCCGCAATAGTGCTAGATGCTTCGTATGCTACACCAGTATTGATGATTGTAGGTCACGACGGATCTCGTACACCGGTATTCGGCACATACGATACTGCGGCATCGGTATTACGGCAAAGGCTCGTTTCGTTATACGAGGACGTTACGCAAGTTGATATACGCGACGTGATGTTACTCGAATTAGAACGAAGAATATATAACGGACTTAATCCGAGATTTACAGTAGATAGCGATGTGCTGTTAAGAATCGTAGATATCCGTCCAGGCGCATTTAGACAAACGTACAATCCGGGTATTTGTAAATTCGAACCCACAGCTCGCAATAGATATACTCGTAAAGAGTACTACAACATCACCGAATCTTATTTTGCAAAATGGACTGCTGAAAACAAAGCAGACTATCGCCAAAATGAATTCTTTGATCCGGCAGACTGGAGAACGTGGAATTATAGCAGTCAAACCGACAACGTGCTTTTTATAGGTAACAAATTGCCAGGACACTGGAAAGGTGCGTTCCGTCAATATTACGACACTGTCTATCCTGCTACTGCACCATGGCAGATGCTAGGTTACGATATTAAACCAGTATGGTGGGAAGAAGAATATGGTCCTTATCCATGGGTAGCTACTAACAAGATGTGGGCAGATTTAGAAGCTGGCATCCCTGCTAGAGGAGATATTAAGGCAGGACAAGCACGATATTCTCGCCCAGGTTTGTCACAAGTACTACCGGTGTATGCAGATGGATTACCGAAGCCTCTTCCGGAGATATTCGGTATCACTGCGACTGCATGGCAAGGTATGGCTGACGACTGGGTATACGGGGACGGTTCTCCAGTAGAGCAAGCGTGGTACGATTCGCCGGAATATAAATTCTCTGAGCTAGAATTCTTTTACCTGATGCGCCCTGCTGAGTTCGGCGAAAAGTTCTGGAATCCAGGGCAAGTTCGTTACTTCGGATATCAGCTTCTAGACGAAGTAACAAAAGAGCGTCAAAAGAATTCTACACTTGTAGTACACGGCGAAGTTGTTGACAATGAGGTTACGTACAAGTCGGGATATCAGCAATATATCACTGATTATTTGCTGTTTTTGGGCAAAGATATCACAGTAGATTTCGGTGACAAAGTAAGACGCCTTGACGTTCAGTTAGGGCATAAAATGGCGTCTTTTACTGATAAAGATACAATGCGTGTTAGACTGCAAAGCGCAGGCGCAGGGACATCTTTAGGTGGCCTAATCATACCAACTGACAACTATCAGGTGAACTTATATCAAGGCGCATCTATAGCTGATTACGTGTACAGCGGAGTCATTATTAGGGCAAGGGCAAACGGCGGGTTTAGTGTCTACGGGTATGATTTGTTAAGTCAGTCGTTTAAAATGCTTCCGCCAATTACAAACGGAAAACAACAGCGTGTTAACTCTGGTGGCACACCTGCACCTTTTACTGATTTTGAATTTAACCGAGCATATAAAGCCGGTGACATAGTAAGATATAACACTAGATTTTATTCTTCTAAGAAAGATCAAATAGCGACCATATTTAATTCTAAGGATTGGTATAAACTAGCGGCACTGCCTCAAACCGGTGGACAAACCGTAATATGGTACCAAGAGAGGGCAGCCGACGTTGCTATCATACCTTACGGAACAACATTCCACAACGTGCAAGACGTATATGACTTTTTAATAGGATATGGTCAGTGGCTAGAATCAATGGGCTGGGTATACGACTCAATTAACGAGCTTAATCAAGTGTTAGATTGGAAAAACTCGGCCGATCAATTCCTATTCTGGGTATCTAGTAACTGGGCGCCAGACGAATCTTTGTTTGTTAGTCCAGGCTCGGAAGCACCTACATTACGTGTCAAGGAAGGTTATCCCGACTCAGTTGAAAAAATGTCCAACGGGGTGTACAGCATACTAAACAAGTTTGGTGTAGCAATACAACCAGCAGATACAGTGGTCAATCGCGAAGATAAATTTATACAAGTTATCCCTAAAACACCGGGCGAAGGAATCTATTATTTACGCATAAGTGCAAAAGAGACAGAACACATACTAACTTTTGATAACACAACTAGCTTCAACGATATCGTATACGATCCTTTATTGAATGTTAGGCAAGAAAGGCTAGAATTTACCGGTACCAGAACATTAGGCTGGTTCGGAAAAATGGAGGCCGGTGGTTACTTAGTTAGGAATAGTAGACTAGTGCAAAACTTTGATAACATTGTCGAAAGCATCCGTTACTACTATGACTCAGATAAGCCACTTGACAATCCTGAGATTGACGCAGGTGCTAGACATTTAATCGGATACGTAAACAGAGAATTCTTAGATCAATTAGATGTATCCGATGATGTACAATTTAATTTCTATCAAGGATTCATTAGGCAAAAAGGTACAGCTAATGCCATTACTAAGTTGCTTCGCTCCGACGAAATTCAAGATAAAGACGAAATTAGCTTCTTTGAAGAATGGGCTATCAAGATGGGAGAATATGGTGGCACAGCTGAAAACTTGTCAGTGGAGTTTGTATCTAAATTTGACGACGTAAGAACTGATCCGCAAATCTATAGATTAGATCATAAGCATTCCGGCGAAGGCGTCATTAAGAAGATTGTAATATTTAACGCTGAAGAACTATACAACGAACCACCAGAAATCTTAGTTTCTTTGCCTTACACTATCAATCCGCTCATATATGATCCGGAGAATCCGCCAGAGCCGACGTATAGCAATAAGATTGCAAAAGCAGTAATTGACAGGACCACTCGTAAGCTCATAAGGATAGATGTCATTGATAATAGCCATGTGTACACTGTAGCACCGTCTGTTCTAATTGTGCCTAAGTCCAATGCAGTGACCGGGTCATCTACATTTGCAACCACTGCTAGATCGGTGACTTATGACAACAATCTAACTAATAATGATAAAGCATACGCGGTGTTGCAAATGGACATCGTTACCGATGAACAATTAGACACTATTATAGATATTGATATAGACGACAATGTTAATTGGATATATTATCCTCCCGAGTATTCAGTTCCTCTTACAAATAAGTCGTGGACTAGTTACGAGACTCCTAATGCGGGATATGTGCATTTAGATGATGTAGATTACATTGCGTTTGACAACGACGCATTGCATGTACTATGGAAAGAAGAAATCCCGACCAACGGAGATACTGTATGGGTGGCTAAAACTTCTCAAGAAAAATGGGGAGTATACATTGTTAAGCCTGCAGACAACACGTACGGATTAGAAGCAGATGCAGATGGCGTAATATCATTTACTGTTGACTCATCAGCATTCGGCGGCGTCTCCGTATTGCAAAACACTAACATCTGGTACAACTCTTCATTTACTATACCTCCTGCAACAGTATTACCACAGACACCTTTTGTCGGTGTAAAAGGTGTAGTTAATATTAAATTACCCGATGGTAAAAATACTCTGTATGACTTTGCAGGATCACTGAACGAGACAGCAACAGCTTATGTTTATCATTTAATAAATCAAAATGGCACTATAGTGAACCTTGATGAAGAATTTGCCGATATTGATTTATCGGCGGTCGAGTATTCGCAGTTAATTAATTTAAGATTTAAAAATCTTTCAGAAGTGCCCAATATATTAACGGGGCCTTATTTTTGGATTGATGAGGTTCCTGTAACCGCTGGCGTGCCTGCACACGGCACTAAGTGGGTAGTTTACGAAAGTAATAAAACAGTTCCTCACAGAGAGCAAATATTACTAATTGACACGCAATTGTACAATAATGCCTACTTGCGTAATAGAGCCACTGATAACTTTATTTCGTATGCATCTATATGCGATCCTTTTAAAGACGTGATGTTAGGACAAATATCTCAGAATATTACATATAGAACATCTAACGATCCTGCACGTTACAATAACGCTAGCAACCCGAGATTAATAAACACTAACTTGATGTTCGGTGATAAACAATTGGGCCTATTATGGTGGGATCAATCTACTATTAGGTACTTGCAGTACGAGCAATCACCTGACCTGATAAAACTCGCCGATGATCCTGCTAAAGAAAGAACTGCGGTATTAGAATACAATCGCACAAATTGGGCTAAGCCGTTCCCAGGTTCTGTTGCAAACGTATACGAGTGGACAGAAAGTATATATCTACCGGCCGACTATAACGGCACAGGCACACCTAGGAATACCACCGACTACGTGTCTATCATAACACAGAACAATGTTACTGGCATGCCGCAAGTAAAATACTATTACTGGGTTAATAGAGCAGAAGATATTCCTAATAATGCTAGTAGAACATTATCTGCTCGTAATGTTGCTGCATTGATAATGAATCCGGACTTTTTACTGCAACCTTGGTACGCCCCGGTACAAGAAACTGGTCACTCGACAAGTTATATATTCGGTGTAACGAACCCTACGTTAACAAATCAAAACGTTAATATTGAGATTGATTATAAATTAAGAGCAGACGCCAACGAAGTTCATATGCAATGGCTATTACTAGACGAAGGTAATAGATTCTCTATCGTGCCCGATCAGCACTGGGATAAGATGGTAGACTCGTTAGTGGGATACACCGTAGAGTTACCTAAAAATGATTTCCCGCACGGTGTATCTGTTTCGGACAATACTGTAGTCTTGCCGGTGCCTGCGTATAATCTAAGCGAACAACAGCAACTAGGCATAGGAATACGCCCGCAACAAACCATGTTCCGAGATATTCGTGCTGCTAGAAAGATTATGACACAGTCCGTCAATGCTTTGATGACTACTGTTAGAATCTGGGCCGATAGGTTTGACGGATGGGATAATAACGTAACTTCTAATCAATTCTGGGGTTATGTTGACTGGTTCCTGCCCGGTTACGATGCTGATAACACTATTGCAAAATTGCAGGTAAACGATTACGACCAGCTGTACAAGTTAGTGAATAAAGTGCCCGATGGGCAACTAGTTAAGGTATTCCCGTTTATGCCGGATATCAACGACAAGTACGAAATACATCAATATGTTGCCGAAGTTGAAGCATTCATATTAGTCCGCAAAGAAGATGGCACCATTGCATTTAAGGACACTGTATTTTCTGAAATATACTCTAGCACACTTAGAAGAGAGATACGAGAACTGCTAACTGCACTAAAGGAAAACGTATTTATCGGCGACTTTAAGGTATACGAAAATTTAGTATTCTTTGCAATGATGAACTATACATTTAGTGAACAAGATGGAGTAGACTGGGCGTTTAAAACTTCCTACATATCGTTTATACAAGATAATATTATACTGAAGCAAAATCCTATATTCCGTTCGGACTTGTTGACTGAATTTTTAAATTACATTCAAGAAGCTAAACCATTCCGTACAAAGGTCCGTGAAACCACTACTATCATTGCGACTGCAATTGACACTGCCGAAGGTACTGCATACGATGACGCAATGGGAGATTTTGCGTGCGTGCCGTTGCCTGTTCCGTTCCCGGATCCTGTTTATCCCGGTGAAATAGTAACAGAAACATGTACGTGGATTAACGATTCTATCACCGAAACGTTGCGCAACTTTAAATTAACTGTTGATTTTAGTCGCACAAACTGCTCCAATCCGTCGGCTGTGTGTAAGCAGCAGATAATTGATGCAGGGCCATTTGTACTAGGCTGGGACGCATTCTATAATACAGAATCGTTCTTAATGGGCTGGAATACAGTTACTCACTTGCCGGGCACAACATTTATATTCTTGTATTTCGGCTGGGACGACTCAGCATGGGACGATGTGAATTTCCCTATTAACGTCATTAAGTATCCAGACGAAGGGGTAGTGAATACTTCGAATGTTATGATTGATGCTGAGGATTTTATATACCCATACGCTTCTCCGGAGGAGTTGGTCCCGTTAGATCCAGTAGAAAGTATTGTAATGTTATCCACATACGACAACGTAATTGAACCTGCCGATGAATCACAGGCTGCAATTGATGCAGCAGAAAGGCATAGCGTCGGTTTTAGAATAAACCTTAATCCGATGACATGGGTAGAGTATGTGAGAGTTTCCGACAAGTTCACAACAAGACTAGCAGTCGACTTAACACCGGACTCGACTATTATTCAGCTCACAGATGCAAGCATGTTTAGTCAGCCTGAACCAGGGATAGCTAATGTAATATGGGTAGACGCTAAGACCGAATTAATCGACGACAACGGCAACCCTGTACTTGACGACCAAGGTAATGTTGTAACAGTTTCGTGGGGCTCCGAAAGAATTGAGTATCGCGGCAAGACAGGGAACACATTGTTTGACATTACCCGTGGAACTATGGGAACCACGATTGTAGCTTTTGCCAGTGCCGCAGTAAGTAAAGTAAGTGACGGAAACATGTCGCAATACATAGTTAGACCAGACAATGTCACTGTGTCGAATCAAGGGACAATTCTTGCATCGGGTGAAATTTTGCCTGGATCAGTGACGCTTACTGCCAACAATTACTATCCGCCGACCGTCGAAGGAGACCCGATCGTAGTAGAAAGTTCGAATATACAAGTACCTAACGTAGATCCGTGGTTCAAACTATACAAGGCTAATTCGGGTCTACCGGAAGATAATGCGTTAATTGCGTCTACCGAACAGGCTAGATTCTTGTTTAATTTACCATACGACAATAACTGATAAATACATTAAATTGCAGCAAAGGACATAACATGGCATATAAAATTTTCAAATCCGACGGAACAGAAGTCATTATACAGAACGGTGTCTCCGATGAGCCGTTTAGTATAGATTTCGTCGGCCGAAACACAGTTAATTACGGTGCAACTATTGCCACTACACAGTTACATCTGTTAGAGAATTTTGCTAATAATGCTGCTCCGGTGGACCCTACTAGGGGGCAATTGTGGTACGATACTGTTAAGAGGATTGTGTGTGTTAATAACGGAGCCCCTGTCGGTACTTATCCTGCCAACTGGGACAGGTTAGTGTCTGCCATTACTGTCGGTACTGCTCCTAATATTTTATACGACATAGGTAAGGCAACCGAACCGTATAATTACATATATGCAACCGGATTTATGGGTAAATATGCTGGCACTATCGGACCAGTGACTAACGACGCTCTTTCCCCAACTTCGTTTGACGAAATACACTCGAAACTTTTTTACGGTAGATTTAAAGGTACATTCGAGGGAACCGGCGACTACTCTAGAACCGCAGGAGCGTTAACATCTACAAGAAATATCAACGCAACCGGCGATGCGACAGGTACAGCGTTTTTAAATTTAACTACGATTGATCCTGTTACTCCGGATGTGCCTTTTAATATTAATGTAAACAGCTTTAAACCATTTAGAATTTCGTTATCAAATGGTGCGCAAGGAACTTCTAACAACATCACCGGATCTGGCAGTAACCCGTTAGTCACATTTGATATACCGGTTACTGTACTGCCATCTGGACACCGACACACTAATTTGCCAACTGCAAATACACCGCCGACATCGCTTACTGTATCTTCACCGAGCAACGCACCGACTACGGCGTTAGCGGTATATTTTACTGCTACTAATACCATTGGCGGCGGCACAGCCACTAGTGCTAATTCCGACTTAATTGTGTTGAATACTTCTACCGGCGCCGGACTGCTCAATGCATTAGAATTTGATAAACAAACGCGCACGCTTCGACATTGGCAAGCACCACCTGGTTCCACAAACTGGGGCAGTCCGCGCACATTGGCATACACCGATAGTAACATAACCGGTAATGTAACTGGCAACGTATCGGGATCAGCCGGAAGTCTTTCCCCAGGCTTCGCTATATCGTTGTCGGGTCAAGCAACCGGGCTGTCGGGCGTCAGCAACGGCACAGGCACAATAAACGTTCCTGTGACAGCTATCGGCAACGCAGGCAGCGCCACAAGGTTGCAAACAGCAAGAACAATTAACGGTGTGCCATTTGACGGCACAACAAATATAAACATCCCTACTTCTGCTCCCCGAGCATATATTGCTTTTAATGGCACTAACGGGGGTGTATACCGAGCTGAAAATTTAACAATAAGCAAAACTGGGACAGGTGCATACAATATTATTATTGATCCTGCATTAAGAGACGGCAGCGCATACTGGGCAGCAACAGTCGGTAATGTTTCTAGCGGCGTCACTGAACAAAGTGCAGGAATCACATCAGCGAATAACACACTAAACATTTATAATTGTTGGGTGTCCGATAACTCCTTTACATGGGGATTTTCCCTACGTGCAGCAAGGACGTTCAACGTGTATTCTGTTTTCTCAGCCGCAGATGGCGACGGCAATGCTACTCAAATGTTTGGTGTTACTGCGGTTGACCCCACATACATCGCCGTTACGTTATATTAAGGAACTAACATGAACATTATATTTTATACATATCCAGAAGGGACAAATAAGGTTGCATTTACTTTATCGGATAAGAGTGTGGATTACTTGAGAGAAATAGATGTTATCCCGCCTACTTCGTTTACCTTGATAAAACCATACGACCCCAATGCAAAAGCAGAAGAAAAAGCAAAGCTATCGCATGTTGATAAACTTCGTTGGAATTACGACAATACAGACGTTGAGTTTGACCTAGAGTTATTAGCTATGGACTTTCTTAAATTTTACAGAGAAATAAGAGAAAATATTTTCAAAACATTAGATCAATATCAAACAAGGGCGTTAATTCGTAACAAGACTGATCTCATTAACATGATAGAAGAAGATAAGAAGTCATTAAGGGAGTTTACAGAACACTTAAACTCAAATTATAAAACTGCCCGATGTGCAATGGATCTAGTCAATGCTATTCCATATCCGTTAACTGTGGATTACGATGAAAAATACAAAGAAATCTTTAAATCAGAGAATATCTGAAGGTGTCACATTACACGCAGAGCGGATCATAAAGGAAAACAAAGATAATTTCATAAAAGTCTCTAATGTAAGCCAATATATCGACGAATCGTTTGATTTTAATAAAGACGTCGATATCGGGCAACACAAACATTTATTAGATTTTTCATTCGACGGAACAACGAACAAATTTACTCATTTAGTAAAAGAGTTATATCCGTGCTACGACATAGTGAATAGTGGTGGATTTTATTATCCACCAACTGGGTATATGAGTTGGCACACTAATTCTAACAAACCATGTAAGAGAGTTTACTTAGTCTATGCAGATGAAGATAATAAATCCTTTTTTAGGTGGAAAGATCCAGTGACAAACGAGATCGTTACTTCATACGATAATAAGGGTCTCACGATACGAGAATTTGATGTAACAGGGCAAGCACCGTATCTCTGGCACTGTATATACAGCGATTGCAACAGGGTTAGCTTTGGATTTAGATTGCATGATACACGAAATGGCAAATGAGTGGGCAATAAGCGGTTTGCCCAACATGAAAGTTAATTGTACTAATTTAATTAGACTAATTAAATACAGGAACCTTTTGCCAGTAGAATTATACATCAGCGACATAGCAAGAAAAGAATTAGAGTCAATTGATATCGACGGGATTCGGTACACCATTGCAGATATGAAATATCCGATAATAGTAGCCGAAGGTATGGAAAACCCCTATAACTTGCCGTTTAGATTAATTGACGGAAGGCACCGAATTCTAAAACATTTATATTTAAACAAAAAAACAGTACATTCTTACGTTCTAACTAAAAACGATATACTAAGTTTTGCAGAATTAATGTGATTGCCGTTATTGTTTTTATCTAAAAAACATATGATAAATACATTAGAGCAAGGATTTATAAATGATAAATAAAGAAAGCAACCAAACTAAAGAAAGTTTACCCGATAAAAACAAGCCAGACGATTCTGCAAAAGTAGATGTCTTAGCACATGTTGTGATTAAAGATGTAGCATCGGGTAAAGTTATTGTTGACAAACGAGGATAGAATGATAGAACAAATAGCCGGGTGCGTAATTGGACACATTACAGTCCGCGACTTTGAAACAAAAGAAGTCTTAATAGATAAGGACAATGCCGTGCATTACGGTAACATCTCGACTGAAATCGCGCAAGCATTAACCGGTGACCCGAATTCGTTTATCACATATATGGCATTCGGGAACGGCGGCGTTATTATTGATTCATCCGGCGGGATTGTATATAGAAGTCCTAACACTAGCTTAAATAAGAATCCAAACGCACAACCGTATAATACTACCTTGGTGTTTGAGATGACTAACGCCGCAAGTAACGTAAGAGATCCGTTAGTTAAGGTTCCGCAAGAAAGTACGTTAACCGGTAATTACGAGGATATATTAGCCCAGGTAGTGCTAGTAGCTGGATTCCCGCAAGGACAAAAGAACATGGACAATGCTAGTGGTTCTAATAATCAGATAATAGATGATTCTACTACATTCGTTTTTAACGAAATTGCACTATATTGCGGACCTAAAGGATTAGGTACATTAACTGAATCTACTCAGATACAGAATTTTATAGTTAACCCTAGCACAAGATTAATTACTCACGTGATTTTCCATCCTGTACAAAAATCGTTAAACAGGGTATTAGAAATCACTTATACACTAAGAATACAAATGGGAATTTAAAGGATTAACCATGTCATATTTAATTATAAGATCAGACCCGTCAAAAACGCCTATTACAGTAAACGACGGCACTGTAAACAGCGCCCCGTTGCTGAGTGTCGGTTTAGTCGGCAGAAATACTATTGACTATGGTCAGCCTATTGCCACTTCGCAAGTACACATGCTTGAGAACTTTGCAGATAGTGCTCCTCCCGTTAACCCTATACCGGGGCAACTGTGGTACGACAACGCTAATAAGTTACTCCACGTTAATACCGGCACAACCGACGGAGACAACACTTGGACACCAATAGTGTCGTCTTCGGTACCTGTGCAAGAAGCGGATCCTGCGCTAGACGGTCTATCAAATATTGCACCTTCGCCAATTCCGGCTATTCCTGATTCGTTAGTTATGTCTACCGGCAACAACTCGTTTGTGTACCTCCCAGTTACTCTTTTTGCCCAAGGATTACTAAATGATCCAGACGCTGCGACTATGCGGACTACACTAGGGCTAGGAAATGCTGCTACTCGTACGGTGCAAACTAATGATTTAGACACTACAGATGGAAGAGTATTAACTGTAGGCGCATTCGGTTTAGGCGTATTTGGCGCACAGCCGGCGTGGCCAAACACTAGCATAAATAACTGCTCGGGCGTCGGGTCGGGATCATATGCAACTATTGCTACTAATACGGATTTGCCGAATGTCGGCGGCGTACAATACACTAAACAGTGCTTGTTAGAGTTTAGAGTAAGAAGTACATTAACCGGTGATGTAGAGTATTTCCAACAGATAACTGACGTTGATCAGAATCAAATGGCATTTCGGGTATCCAATGGTGCAGGTACATCAGCAGCTCCAATCTGGGGAACTTGGACAAACATGCTTGGTACAGGCGGCGGAGGCGGTGGTGTTTATCAGCCGCTGGACAACACCTTAACTGGATTGTCCGCGTTAACTACGGCAGCAAATCAGGTGATTTATTCCACAGGAGTAGATACGTTTACTACAGGCGCTGCCGGTACAACCGGTAAAGTTGTAATGGCTGCCGATACTCCTGCCGCTGCAAGAACGACTTTAGAGCTAGCAAACTCCGCTACTATATTAGCAACGACGGCAGCAACAGCAAACACAATTGTATTACGCGATAACAGCGGTAATGTTAGTATTTCCGGAATTACAGGAAATGCTGCTACTGCAACGGCATTGCAGACGGCAAGAACAATAAACAGTGTGCCATTTGATGGTACAGCAAACATAACAATATTGGATTCGACTAAGTTACCCATAAACGGTTCCTCGCCGATGACCGGTAAACTTACTGTTTCATACAACGGCGGCTCAACGCCGATTTACAACTCAGGTCAAATAGAGTTAAACTCCGGGGGTACTAACCCAGTATCAATAGGTTTTCAAAGAATAGGTGCATCAGCCTGTTCTTTAGTACATGTCGGTAACGGGCTAGAGCTAAAAGGGAATGACTGGAGCAACAGAGGAAACTTTTCATGTGCTGCTTTAAACGTCCAGGGCACCATCGTTGCATCTGGTGACATTACTGCATTCTCCGATGCAAGACTAAAGACTAACGTTTCTGTTATTGAAAATCCACTAGAGAAAATTAATAAATTACAGGGAGTAACTTATGATAGAATTGACACAGGTAAAAGAGAAACTGGACTTATTGCTCAAGAAGTGCAAAGAGTTTTGCCAGAAGCAGTACACGCAAGTGATGACGAAAATCAAACATTGAGTCTAGCATACGGCAACTTAGCAGGATTATTTGTAGAAGCATTTAAAGAAATGTCCGATACCATTGCTGCGTTACAGGCAGAAGTTGCAGAATTAAAAGCCAGACAATGACAGTTAACTACCGCAATAAAACCGTCAAAAACGTAGGTACCACGCCCGTGGTGGTATGCACAGTACCCGAGGGCGTGCAATACCTTGTTGCTGGCCTAACTTTAGCAAATATTGTCGGGGCTACTGTGTTTGCCGATATAACTTTAAGCAGCGCCGAAGACAATCACGAAGTCTACATAATTAAACGTGGTAAAATTCCAGTATCAATGACAATGGTGCCAGTCGCTAACGAAACAACGTTAACATTAGAAGCCGGCGATCAATTAAAAATTAAAAGCTCTACAGCAAACTCAATTGATGTAGTGTTGACTTATATGTCTCTAGATCCATAATGTCATTTTATATAGGTAATATGCCGGCGAACCACGTCGGTGGCAACAATAGCAGCAACAAAGTAGGAAACTATATAACCGATGGCCGACTTGATTATTGGGATAACGGCACTTCTCAGTTAGCCGATGGATATTCTGCCACGATGTGGTACAGTACGCTGACAATGCAAAATCCACCAGAAGGATTGCCGCCGTTTATTTCTAGAGGAACTTTAGAAATAAACGAAATATCAATTCCGACGGCCGTGTATTACATGAATGTAATAGTTCATCCAGATGCGACCGTTTCTGTAAGTCAAAAGATAGAACAAGTTCGTACATTAGCAGGAAAAGATGCAATGTTGTCTTTTTGGATGTCTGCAGATGTTTCTACCGATATAGAAATAACAATCTCGCAACATTATAACGATGCAACTGGCGCAAAAACAAATAGTGTGACACAAAATGTATATGTTGATACTACGTTTAATCAACATTATGTCCTATTCTCTTTGCCGCAACTAGAGGCACTGCCTATTAATACAGGACACATAACAGTGTCATTTAAATTTTTTAATTCAACAGCATATAAGTTAACATGCGTTCAGTTAGCAGAAGATTCTTCAGACGAATTTGAAGAACTAACCCCGCAGGATGCATTGTTACGTTTAAACAGATATTATTATACTAGCGCATTATTGGGTAATTATTCTTACGGAGCATATAACAGCGGAGAAGTGCAAACATTTGTACTGCCTCTGCCTACTGTAATGAGAACAGTTCCTGTTATAACAGCCAGCGTATCTGTGACAAACGGATCGGGCAGTATATCTGCATCGTCTGCTAATTCTGCCCTTCTCACTGTAAACAGCAGCGGAATTACACCCCCGGAACCAACTGTTCCGCCGGCACCTTCTCCTCCCTTCCCTTCCCCCACTACAGTATCTGCAACCATCGCTAATTTCGTAGCTGACGCTCGTTTTTAATTTCTTCGCATATGATAAATAGTGTAATAGTTTACACGGAGAAATAATATGCTAATTATCGGCGGATCGTCTTCTACTACGCTTGCTATCGCAAGCCCTAACGCTGCTGGGACTTCATCGGAATCTTTAGAAAATCTTAACGATGTGAGTTTAACTTACCCGGTGGGGGATCCTACCGCCATGGCCGGCCAATTCCTAGTCTACGATGATAACAACGACGGTAATTATTTCTGGAGAAACAGATCGTTGATGCTAACGGGCGCAAACGGAATTATAGTAGACCCTAATCCATTAAACGAATTTGAAAGAACTATTAGAGCAGATAACACTTTTATTAGAACTAACCTCCCCAACCAAACCATTCAAGGTAACCTGACTGTCACCGGTGACATTGTGTACGGCGGAACAATTACTCAAGTAACCATACAGCCGGCGGTAATAGAGGAACCAGTACAAGTATTAAATGTAACTGCTTCTACTCCGCCAACCGACGGATACGGTGGAATGATAATTAACAGAGGTCCCGTTGATCCCGCCACTGGATTAATTTTTGACGAGAGTATACAGCAATGGGTTAGACAAGACAGAACAGGATTTAATACATCTTCTCCTACATTTCCCGATGCAGCATCTATGGGAACTGTAGTTACAACTCCGCCTGTGATACCGCCTAATCTGTCGGGCGCTGTTGCAACAAAAGATGTCATATGGTCAGCATGGAACGACGGTGAAAATTCGGGTCTTGATGCCGACTTACTTGATGGTCGTCAGGGTTCATTTTATCAGAATGCCACTAATTTAACAGCGGGCTTTCTTCCTGTCGGCAGATTGCCGGCGTTTACCGGAGATGTTCTTTCCACATCGGGGACTAACGTTAACACCCTAATCAATACCGGGGTAGTAGCAGGTACGTACGGCACCGGCGGTGTTGTCCCTGTCATTACCGTTGATACAAAAGGCAGAATAACCGCCGCAACAACTGCTGCATTAGCAGGCGCAACAAATGCTGTTCCAGGTGTCATTGCAACTGCTACTCAAGCAGAAACTGTAGCAGGCGTTATCTCAAATAAAGCAGTAACGCCAAATAGTTTAAGTGCTGCACTTGCAGGAAAACAGCCTATAGATCCTACGCTAACAGGTATAT